CAAACGTATATGTTTAAATATTGTCTGGTAAGGAGTTATACTCAGTGAGATCAAAATGGTTGACCTAACCGGAAAGGTAACCGTAAAAGCAGTCCTCTATGAGGTTCTGGAACACGGTGACGTTGTTGTGTACAAAGCAGAGAAGGACGACGATAATTTGAAATTCGAAGATTTCTATATTGCAACATTTGACGATGTGCGTTCTGAAACAGTATGGGGTATAGGATCAACTATCCTGGACGCACTTAAAGATGCTGAAATGAAATGGGACAGAAAAGAAGATGTTGATGATAACCCTTTCAGAGAAGTTTTAGAAATTTTAAAAGAGGAAAATAATTAATAAAAACTTCTAGATTAAAAAAAAGTCTAACTATTATTATTTGTTAAACCTTCTAATTCAGGCAACTTGTGTTCTATATCATACAACACGTTACCTATCTCATCTAACAAGGCACTTAATACCTCTAATTTCTTATTCTTACTCATATTATCATAATAGTATATATACGGATCAATTTCATCATAATAGTTATAATTTTTGACTCCGAAGGCAATATCGCCTATCTTCCTGTACCAATAATCTAAATCAATATCACTTAATGACTCCCCGTCCTTTAATGCACGGTTAATTGCATTTCCGAACTCTTCCAATACCTCAGCATAAGCTTTTAGACGCCTAGCTTTACAGGTATCACTAAGCTCATCATTTTGTATTATATTCTCATATAACATTGACAACGTGTCGGCTAGGTAATCTCTTGTATCGTCTGCGTAACTATCTAGTTCTAGATCCATCTCCTGTTCCCATAGCTTCTCGTACTCCTTTTTCACTTCATCCCAGAACTTTTCTGATTTATCTATCTCTTTTTGAAGTTCATTATCCTCTTCCTCTGTAAGATACATATCTACGAACGTGTCTAACTGGTCTGGGCTATGATATTCCAAGCAATCAAGTACAGTGTCTCCAGAGATATTTGTACAGTAATCTACTACCCTTTCTATTATGATTCCGGCTACCTCACTTGGTTCCATTTTTATTCCCAATACAAAATTCGTGGGTCGAGATATAAATCTTTTCCTCAAACAGATGTTTTAGACAGTGCTGACTTCCTCCTCGTCCTTCCAAGGCAGAGTAGCTCACTCTCTTTGTTTTTCCATTTTTTACGTTATTTCTGCCTAACTGGTTGGGCATAACCGTCAATATTCAACATCACCAGAGTAGAAAAAGCGAAACGAAAAGCTTATTAATTCGTCAAACAGATGTTTTAGATGAAGAAAAATGGTGGTTTCAGTAGTCCTTCCAGGTTTAAGCGGTAGAAAGGCAAAAATAGCAGGGTCTATTGTCAAAGTAACGTTTGGATCAGCCGATTTCGACGTTCCAAAAATAGCAATAGCACTACTAATCGTCGGTGTGATCATAGGTCTTTCAGGACTTATCCTATCCATCTTCGCCACCGCTACTGCAGGAGCAATCGCCAATCCACAACCAGGAACATTAGCATACAACATGACACACCCATTAGTCGACGGTATGGTATCGTTCTTCAGCTTCTTCCCAACGTTGTATGTACTCTTAGGCGTAACAGGAATAGTATTAATCGCGGCAGGAATAATATCCATAATAATGGACAAATTCAAGACGGGTTAAAACTCTAAAGTTAAACACGTATTTTTTCGTTTATCCATTATCTTCTTCCTCCTTCTTCTTCCTCCTCTTTTTAATACTTTTGTGCTGTTAAGATATTAACATGGGTCTAAAAACACCACCTTCAAACGTAAGTTTGACAAACACTATAACTATAACCCCACCACCACACACTACTCAGCAACAGCTTAGTCCTTTTTCGTTATTCCAAATGTTGCTATCTCCACCATACGTCTACATTTTCATCGCCTTAGGTGTGCTAATTGTAGTATTCATTGTCGTACTCTTAGCGTTCAGGAAGTCATACGCAAAAGACCCGATAAGAAGTGGACTAATACGACAAATCCGTCGTTCTAAGAACAGTGACGTNGTAGTCGTGAACGTCGATATAGCTACCAGGTCTGCCCAGTTATATATCGGTGAGAAATTGTCNCCNTCNNTNTACACAATCCACGACCCGGTTACAGGAGAGGAGCTGATAGTTCCGGTAACCTCTGAGTCTATGGTAGGGATGATACAGTACGGAAAGATACACAGACCGCTGTTAATCACAATAAGGAAAAGTAATACAATGCCGTTTGCAATAAGGTTAGAGACGTTAGAAACATCAATACCTGTGTCTGAGTATGATACTGCAGAACCGGAACTGTTAGCACAGTTGGCAAAGGTCAAAAAGATGATTACCGGTACTATAACGTTGTCTCCTACGACAAAGCTTGCTATTGCTGTTGACCCTAAGTTGTTATTGAGCAGACGGCTATCGCAGGAATTGGAAATACTCAGTACAATACCAACGGCAGTTAAGGAGATGAACACAAACTTAGTGAAGTTATTGAAGTTGCAAAATGAGAGTAAGCGTGTACAAACGATGGGTAGAATAATGCTATACTTCGTTATCGGCATAATGGCGATGATGTTCCTTGCAGTGCTGTTCGGTTTACATATAATTTAACCTATTTTTTTCCCCTTGTCTCTGCTTCTACAGTCCGTTAGTGTCGAGTAAGAAAATTTTTAATAGCTACGAGCAAACATATGTTTGAGGGATGTGAAAAATGAGTAACAACAACGCTTCACTCGTCCCGTTAAACGAGTATCTCCTCCAGGTTTTTTCTAAGTTCCTACTATCTAAAGATTTTATATTTGACTACGATGTATCAAAGAACTACGACGGATCATTAACGTTAGTTAATTATAAGCCTTTTGCAACGTTTAGCTATGATACCTCGCCAGGATATATGCCATTTATAATTCAAATAAGTACTTCAGGGAAGAAACGCCACTGGAAGAAATACCCCTTTGCCCACATAATAGAATATGGTGAACGTGGTAAGGAAAAGTTCGTACCTTTAGATGAAGATAGTATTATCAATATAATCGAGGGATACGGTTTTACACTTTATTATAAGAATATTGATGTCAATGTAGTGCAAAGTGGTACAAATAAAGAATATAATTCAAAGGTAGTCTTAATCTATCCAAAAACTCCATTTGGTAAGGACACCTCGGAAGAAGATAAGAAAAAGATTGAGGCAAAAGTAAAATCAGTAATTCAAGCATTACAGTCCGTTAGCCCTATGATCCGAGATAATTTCGATGCAATATATACGATTCAAACTTCCTCCAAGCAGGACTTATACCCGCACATTATACTCATCCCTAAGGGGCTTCTAAATGAAATTTCCGATTTCCTGATATCTCAGTATAAACAAACTTATGGAAATGTTACCTTACCACCTGCAGAATTTGTACCTAANGAAGATGTGAAGTCCCAAGAAATANAACAATTCNNNGANAAGNTNCCNNTCGANNTNNTTGGNAAAGCNGTCANAGGTACATACGGTTCTTATCCAGCAGTACTTTTACCGAAAGGAGANTANTCNCANTACCTCACAGGCAACGAACGTGTAATCAACNTCGGNGAAAATGATGTAATAGTTTTCGTCAATCCTCAGACTCAGAGTANCCCACAACAAGTAGTTCCCACCCCTCAAGCTCAAGAACAACAAAATACAGCTTCTTTAGGTACTCCACAACAAAGTACTCCACAACAACAAACCCCTACTCCTGAACAGCAGAACGTAGAACAGAATGCAGTAGAAAATAGAAGTAATAACCTTAATAACTTAGAAAAAGTACTCAATATCGAACTTTCACTCTACATTCCCGACTGGCTAAAACCATACCTAAACAAATACGGCATAAAGAAGGGAGAATCTTTAAGCAGAAAAGAGCGTGAGGAGTTCGCTGAAAAGATCTGGAACGAGTTACAAAAGAACTGGAAAAGAATCTTGGAATTATTAGACGTTAACAACGCCAGTATTCTTCCTACTACCGTCCTGGCGTTAGTTACCAAATTCCCGTCTGAATACAAAGCTTCAAGTAAGAAAGTTACCTACCAGTCAGGGAATGTCATAGAAGAGACTACCAGAAGCGTTCTGTCTAATGTATTCGCAGAACTCAGACAGAATTACCTCATACCGTTGTTAGACTCTTTTGCCCCAGACCAAGTGTTGGACTTAAGAGTTATCAGACCACTGAGTCCGGACGAGTTCGAGAAGTACCAACAAGAACTTAGTAACATGGTGGACTTCTACAGGGACGCATATATGATCTTCTCATTCACCAACTGGTTCAGAGACAAAGGTTACCAACAGATAAAGGGTACCAGTAACCTTAAGGAACCAAATCCTGAGAAGCTCAAATATCTTCACGACCTTGTTGATGCCTTTACACATCTAAAGTCTATAGGTCTCTCTGTACCACTAATTGTAGACAAAAATAACACGCTGTTGGTCGGGTCGCTTAACGACCTATCACCAGAAGGGGAGTATACCGTACTAAAGATAAAGGACTTCGACCTCAACCAAACCAGTGAAGAGGAATTGAAGGAATTAAAATCACTTTTGGATTTTGCAAAGAAAGCCTTTGACGACCAGTACGGTGTGTTAATTGCCAAAACTACTATAAGTCCTGCGACTCTTGACATGCAAGTNTTNAAAACCATAGTGAAATTATTAGGTATATGTTCGGAAGAGGACGAAATCTGTTTGTATAAGGCGAGACAACAATTATCAGCTTTCCCCGAGTCGCTTAAGGACAAGTTTATAGATAACATCGCAAAGGAAACCGGAAGGAACCCGAAGTACAGGATACAATTAATTAACTTGTTCGCAACACTGTTCGCACTTGTTAACTACTACGACTATCTGTCCNCNTTGCAGAGTGAAGAGATAAAGAACCAAGCTATTAGGAAACTAAGGGAAGAGGAAGAGGAAAAAGCTAAGAAGATACTTGATATGGTGAAGGAAGGCTTAAGGCTCTGATAATATTTTTAAACCATTACTCAAACATATGTTTTGGGGAAAAAGATGAGCTGGTCAAATTGGGTTAGATCAGAGTTCAACGACTTACATCCAGAGAAGTACGCCAGAGACGCATTACACACGNTNNTATTATTCGAAAGAGGGGAAATAGACTATCCTGAAGTAACACTGAAACTTGCAGGAGATGAGGCNTGGTCTGACGCCTTCCCACCTTTGAAGTAAAGCGTTACACGACCTTGTACTCTTAAATAAAAGACGAAATAAAANAGAAACGGCATACCTGACGGCACGCCAGTACCTGACTGCGTTAAGGAGAGAAATAACTNAAGGAAGCTAAGAAACGCGGGATACTGCAAAACGTTAGAGGAATGGGCTAACGGNTACGAAGAAAGCTATGATTTTGAACNAGNTAGGGTGATTAAGAAAATGGGTTTTTTNCTGATCTAGCCACAGCGTTACGTTCATCTATTTCTTTCATAGTTATCGTTATGTTTACGATAATATTCATTATAGTCTTCGGTCTCCTTGTGTACTTTTTCAACGTCTTCAACACTGCACAGTCTCAAGTGTCTCAAACCGTTCATCCTACGAACAATATTTCACATGCAGTCTCCGCTGATATACATAATGCTTATACAGGTTTCGTCCCATACGTAAACTACTGGATGTACGGACTTGGAATAGGTATAGTTGTAGCTCTCATTTTTATTATAGCGACATCGATTAGGGAGGAAGGTGAATGATAATGGAACTCAAACCGTCCATAACTACAGCAATAATATTTTTTGCGTTGGCTACGATGTTAGTAGTCGTAGCTTTCCCGTTCTTTAACCTCATAAGTAAACAAGTCCTCATTATCTCTAACACTTCTATAATCTATACAAATAGTACAAGAGATTCGGTACAAGTAGCTAATTCCACATTTACGGTGAATCAACCGCAATATTATTCCCAACAGTTCAATGTCCTGTTGACGTTCTACAGTATTATTGCATACCCGTTTTTTGATATTACAGTGTTCATAATGATCGTTGGGCTTGCGTTCATCTACTGGTTTTTGCGAGAAAGATAGTAGACCTAATGGGGAGCAACAAAAATCTCGTAATCTTTAAAACAGCTGTTTAAGAGATATATTTAATGAGTGAGAATACTGTCCCACAACAGATAAACCAGCTACTCTCTCAGGGCAATTATCAGCAAGCATTACAGTTAGCACAAAAATACGGTTTAACCGAAACAGCACAAGAAATCCAAGCGTTAATATACGTACAACAGGCGATTAACAACGCAGAGAACGGTAACCTCGACCAAGCATTAACTGATTTGCAGAACGCACAGAAGTTAGACCCTGAAATAAACTTACAACCCTATTTCGCTTATCTCAACGTTATCCAGCTTTTCGATTCTGCGAATGAGGCACTGAAGAACGATGACTACAACACCGCTTTAACTGACCTAAACCAAGCTCTACAAATAGCTCAACAGTACCCGAATGTGATCAACGTATCGCAAATACAACAACAGATACAGACAGTGCAAGCTCTGCAACAGATAAACCAGTACATCAATAACGCTAACAGCGAACTGGAAAAAGCAAATTTCGCACAAGCTTACCAGTACCTTCAGCAAGCCTTACAACTGGCACAACAAAACAATATCAGCGACAAGAGACTCGAAAACGTAACAACAGCCGTTTCATTCTTAGCGAAGATACCTCCGTTCCCACAACCACCGGAAGGAGAAATAACATTACAAGAGTTGCAACAGTACTTACAATCACTGAAATCATACTTCTCCACAGCATCACAGTACGCTACAGAAGCGTCACGGTATTACAACGGTTTTTCAGTCCTTGCAAACGGTTACCAACAGTCAGAACAGGTCAGTTCTCAGCTCCTGGATGTTGTTAATCTGTTAGTCTATGCACAAGATATTGTAGAAGGAAAGAGAAGCGTACCAATGCCTGTACAGGATAAGAACCAAATATCTGAAACACAATACGCAATAAATCTTATACAACAAGCACAGGAACAATTAGGCAACATTAACGCTAACGACACACCATTAGCAGGTTTAGCGAATTCGTTATCCGAAACTGCCCAGAAAATGTATACTATATACACTGCTTACTTACAAGTACTTGAGGACATAGGAGAAGCACAACAAGAGGCAGTAAATGGGAACTATTCTCAAGCTGTTCAGTATCTTCAACAGGCGTCACAAATAGCACAACAGAACGATATTACGATAAACTTAACTAACTATATTCAAGGTTTTACGGTTTTAGAGGGCTTACAACCATTACCTAAGCAACCTTCTAAACAAACGTTCCTTACTCTTTCTCAATATTTCAACAGTGTGTATCAGGTTCTTCAGCAGAACTACCAGGTTTTGGAAAAGGCTTCTAAATACCTTCAACTAAATTTACAGGCAGTCCAAGGTGACATCCAGGACGCTAAGAACATATCGCAAGCCATGCAGTTGTTAGCAGAAGCCCAGTTTTTACTTACACCATCACCAAACAATACATTAGTCACCAATGTTGTGAACAAAATTCGGCAAATTTTTGGCTCATCATCAAACAACACATCATCGTCCTCTAATATCATAAGCATGATTCTATCGAATAAGGACACAATTCTAAACAATATTTCGCAAGCTCTGCGGTTACTGAGCGAAAGTGAGAGCTACGATATGCAAAGTACCGCTCAACAGCTGTTTGAAATGGCACAAAAATACCAAGCCCAAGTGCAGACTTACTTGGCAGGACTTGAGAAGACTCAGCAAACACTAGACGCCTTGAACACTGTAAACTCACTCGTAACTCAACAACCAAATGCTAATTCCCCGTCAGCATACTTTCTGGCTTTACAAAACAACTATACCGAAGCTCTTAGAGTGTTAAAGAACGCAATGTCTTCCGCTATGCAAGCTAACTCTCTCTTCGAACAGATTAATGCTACACCACCGTTTGATATGAACCAATTTGAAAATGAGGATGTTGCGTTAGAGCAGTTCATTCAGCTCTTCGGGACTACTGCAAGTGCATATTCGTCAGTTGAAAGTTTATTAAACAATCAAGGTAACTTAAGTACTCCCTCAGATTACGCGAAGTATTACCAGAACGTAGCCTCCACGATACAGATGGCAATACAGCAAATAAATGCATTAAGGATTAGTGACAACGATGTTGTACAAGTAAGGCAACAAATAATTCAGTCGTTGCAAGAAAACGAGACTAACTACCTGGCTTTATCGAACGCCTTTAACATAATAGCCCAAGCAGGGAATTCTCCACAGTCCTTAGCTCAAGCTTACAAGCAAGCATCACAGTACCTTTCTCAGTACCAAGCACTTCAGTCTGTTGCACAACAATTCGCAAATATGAGCGAATTCTACACTCTCATTGCACAGGCTAACGGACTCCTTCAACAAGCGAGGAACACCTCCTCTCTTAGTACCGAAATTTCTCTAATGGAGCAGGCAAGGGAATATCTACAACAAACGCTCCAATACGTCCCGTCTAATTCACAAGCATATCAAACCATTCAGAACGAGATATCGAATATTAACAAAGCAGTAAGCGTATTACAGAATGTACAACCCTTGCAACAACAACTAAAGAACGCGTTAAATAACGGGGACTGGTTATCTGCTTTATATTATTATAATGAATTATTGCAAACAACACAAGGTACTAACATAAACAACGTGATTACCGATGTATCACAAAATAACTACTTTAAAGCGATACAAGACGTTAACAACAACTCATCACTTCAACCGCAACAAAAACAGTTCTTGAACAGCCTTATAGCTACGGCAGGCATTAACACGTATTACTTGCCTCTGATGCAGTCCTCACTACAACAGGCTCAGTCACAAGCGTCTTCTTTGCAATTGTCCAATACCTTCAATTTCGCCGAACAGATGCAACCAGTAGCCAATGACTTGCAGAACGCACTTCAGTATGCTCAGGATGCTGAGAACTTAGCACAATATGTTTCTCCTCAGCTACAACAGAACTTATCCCAAGTCGTGTCAAAGATCCAGGAGAAGTATAACGCAATTGAGGAACAGATACATAGTGCCGAAAGTAATTGGCTACTTAACGGGTTTGAAGGTTTTGTTAACACTTTTAACACCGCTATAAACGACCTGATGAACGATATTAACAACTTTATTTATTCACATTTAGGTAAGAATACTTTCACTGAAATCTTGGCAGGGATCGTTGACGGTGCCATATTTGTAGCAATCTCCGCTATTCCTTATGTCGGGCAAGCCTTCGATGTATTGTCGTTGATATCTTTTGTTGGTAGTATAGCATTTGATTTGTTAGCTGGTTCTGCGTCATATAACGAGACGGTTAATTCCTTCAAACAGATGTTTACAAACCCAACGTCAATATCAACGATAGTGACACTGATAACTGGTGTACTTGCAAGAAAGTTGATAGAACCAGACGAGGTAGCCACTACTGACATAACTAAGACTACGGACAGCGTGAAAACAGTCCTGTCAAAAATTGAGGATTCTATAAAGGACAAGGTCGACATATCAAAAATAAGTGGTAAGGTAACTGATACTGTCAAAACAGACGTAATCAAGTCCCCAGACTTCTCAAAAATTAATGAACCTGGTGAAAGAGGTAAAGATAGATAAGCTAGACATTAAGGCACTGAAGAAATTAAGTAACAAGATGGTAAAGATTGAAGGGGACGCATANNAATTCGTTGATACTGATATATCCGACACAAAGATTACGATAACAACTTCATACATTTTAAAGGACGTAAAACTGAAGGCGTTTGACGGAGCAAAGAATATTGTAGTAAAGTTAAGCAAAGACTTTGATAAGGGTATAGAAGTTAACGTTACACCGAAGCTTATTGACGATGTTGATAATGCAGTTGCNACATTTGAAAANGGNNAANTCAAGNTCACAACGNTNANNGAAGAGACCATAAAGAACGCACTNTCTTCAAACGATTTAGNCACAGCTCTGGACACTATCAAAACTAANNTGNCNGNGACTGTCGNCAAACAACTGCTTGATGAACTCAAAACGNAAGACGGCAACATAGTGAAAATATCCCCAGACGAGGGCATNGCNTATNTCGGTGGTAAATTCTACGATGTGTTCTACAAGGACGGCACACNAGNGAAGATGGANGNGATANATGACGNTNTNGCATTAGNTAAGCTAGAAAAATTCGNAGAGGACACTGTAGGTAACTTCGTAACGCTTAACAAGAACTTGATAGAACAACTGTTGAAGAACAACGAAAACTTGCGGACTATCGAATACCAATTAACAAATAAGCTTACAGGCAACGTTGTAAGGAATGAGTACCTGAGAATTAAGGACTTATTAGGGAATGAGACAAAGTTCACGTCCAAAACTGAGATAAACCCTAACGAAATAAAATCAATTAATGAAATTGAAGGAAAGAATCTACCTGAAATATCTCAAAGTTCTGGGTATTTAACACCACAGGAAGTCGATAATCTACTCAGCTTTGATAACAAGTTTTCGCAGATATTCAGGCAACTAATTGATGAACANCCNGAGGTCAAAGACTTACTTGAGAAGTTAGCGTCGAAAGGAAAATTGCCAGCTAGTTTNANACNACTTGAAGATATAGCTGATAAGATAGAATCATTTTACGANGCTCTGGACAANGAAGTGAAAGATATAGAGAGCAAGTTAAGCAGTAACCCACTATTCGACGGTGTAAAATGTCTCGAGTGTTGTTAAGTCTATTGCGGAAAAANTAGTAAAGAATAAACCCAGATGACGTACTGGACGGCGANGTACCTAAGATNTCACTATCAGATGTCCTAGACCGCTTAAGCACAGCAGATAGGGCTAAAGTAGTGTTGAATTACCTGAAGACAGACCCTAAGGTATACGAACGAGGTAATGCAAAAAACTGAGCAATTTCTCTAGCTGATACTAGAGATTACATACTAGCCCAAGCATACGACCAGATTGCTATAGCAATGAAGAATAATAAACCGATAACTGCCGATGGACTGGAAAACGTAGTTTGCAGATATAGACGACGCTATAGAAAATATAGAAAATATAAAGTCCTACAGAATCACAAACACCTGTTTCAACAACAAACACCACTTCTAACACTACCACCTCAACAACAACAACTACAGAGGGTACAGCTTCGAACAGCTCTTTCAAACGGCACATCAACAGTCCTACAATCATCAGAACAACAGCAAGGAGGGGTATTGACGAGAGTNTCTCTAAANNCAATGGTAGAAAACGCCTTATCGAGCCTATTCCCAGATTTCGAAAAACTNCCGTCAACTGTGAAAACGTTATTTGAGAACATTGTCCTCAGGGAGTTAGGCGAAAAAGGAGAACTAACAACAGAAGACATAACGAAAGCATTAGAGGACGCAAAAGCAGAGTATCAAGCGATATTGGACAGCATCAAGAAGATGGTTAATGACGTTAAAACTGAAGTGAAGACTAGNAGNGAAGAAGAAAACATTGTAAATAACCTGGACACTAGTATAGNCGANCTGGAGAAAAAAGTAAAGTTTGATGTGAAAAAGCTGTCGCAATTCTTGTCTATAGCTAGTTTCGTAGCAGACATGTTTAACGTCGCAACAGCAGTTGAACTTATAACACAACTGAATGCACTCACTCCCCAACAGTTACAGCACACGATTATCCTTACCCAACCTCAGCTGGAGACAATAACTAGTATTGCCCCAACAATTAAGGAACTAATCGTAAAGTTGGACAAAGGCGTGAAACTAAAAGACTTACAAGGTATAGCAGTGCAAATTAGGGACGCTTTGCAGAAGATGGGGATTAATATCGACGTCGAACAGTTGCTAAGGATAATTAGTGTGTTACAAACTATAACTAAGGAGTTCAATTTACAAATTAGCGAGATAGCGTCTCTTATCGCTATAAACGATGTTAACGGTTTAACTGTTATTCCTATACCCGTCATATCAGGTATTACGTCACTGATTACGTCTATCCAGACTGGAAACACTACCACAATAACTGGAAACACTACTTCAGTCGGCAGTGAAGAAATCCCAGAAACAACGCTATCTGTTGGCACCATACCACTGCAAGGAGAAGCAATACAACAGCTACAACAATTGTTAACACCACCAAACGCTACACCACCTAATATTAATAATGAAGAAGGAGGGTCTCAAGGAGGAGGGGTTGCTGTACCTCCATCGTATTCAACGTCACAAACAACATCATATAAGTCGAAACAACAATATTTAATAATATGAAAGTGACGGTAGTTAGCTAGAGCCAGTTCGAATTAACGTAATCTTTTTTCCTTACTTCGTACTTTTTTCCGTATATAGCATTTCGAACTTTTGCCTCTTTTTCTTCCCCTTCACCTGGTTTCAACAGTGCGAAATTAAAACAGCAGTGGAAGCCCGTCCTTCGGCTCCAGTTTCCCCTCAAACAGATGTTTATATTTTTTTAGCCTGCTTGAAAATCTTATGATATGAACAGCAGGAAGAAAGTACTGGTTGTTACCCTATTCCTGTTATTCTTAATTGAGATAACACCAACAATTGTCACTAATTCGCAAACACCACCTTCAGCTTCAGCATATGTTGGGAGCATTAGTGTGTCTTCAAACCCGTTCATCTTAAATACGACGTTACCAGCGATAAACCAACTAGGGTCTAATGTAAGGTTCTTCCAATACCCTAACTTGACGGGACAGCTGTACGCATACGAACAACAACTACCGCAAACGATACCCACTGTGGATAGTGTCGAGTCTACGTCCTGGAAGGTATTACCATATTGGGAAAATGGTGAACTGGTGATGAACGATACTGCAAATATTATTAATCAGTACATTGCATGGAGATATTCGCCAGTAAGCAACACCATTAATATTACCATCCACGTTACATCATTCCCAAATAGTAGTAATACTGGTAATGCTGGCTTTGGTGTCTACTCACCTAACATAGGAGACCAATCAAATGATAATAATAATGGTTTCTATGCGTTAATAGTGGACTTCCACGGCAACACGATATGGTTCCATCCCCCAACATCTGGTTATGAAAAGCTTTACACTTCTTTACCTCAACCTAACCCCGACTTCCCATTTACCTTCAGTGCGATACTTACTGAAAACTCTGCGGGAAACATCACTGTGTCTACTGTGTACATCAACTCAACGGCTTACTCCGTAAATATAAACACTCCTTTCCCGTGGAGCGAGATAGGTTACATTGGAATAAGACCAGGTGCTGGTAACTTATACTACGTCTCTTACTTCGGCGTCTCTCCAGCACCTTACGGCGGTGTCGAACAATTTGTGAACGACGTGGAGTCAACGTCATGGAAAGTATTACCATATTGGGAAAATGGTGAACTGGTGATAAACAGTACTGGAGCAAGTTATGGTGGTCAGTATATTGCCTGGAAATATTCACCAATATCAAACACAATCAACGTCACCATCCACGTGACGTCGTTCCCATCCAGAGGCGGTCAACCTGGTATTGTTGTCTACTCACCTAACATAGGAGACCAAACAACTGATGGTAATAGTGGCTTTTACGTGCTACTGGTGGACTTCTATGACAACACGATATGGTTCCACTCTCCAACATCTGGTTTCACACAGATTTACACTTCTCTGCCTCAGCCTAACCCCAACTACCCATTTACCTTCAGCGTCATCTTGACGGAGAACAGTACTGGTTACATTACTGTGTCTACTGTGTACATCAACTCAACGGCTTACTCCGTAAATATAAACACTCCTTTCCCGTGGAGCCAGATAGGTTACGTGGGGATAAGAGGCGATTTCGGAAGTGGTGGTAATAGCTTATTCTACGTCTCCTACTTCGGTATCACACAGCTGTTAGACGCATACTCTCTTGTTACTAACCTTGCCACGAACACACCTTACACTGGCACAGTTTACGTAGCAGTCTTCCCATACCCTATCAGCTACGACGTTTACGTATCACCAGCATCAGTTGTAAACTCTCAGTCCCCTCTCCCCATGTTCTCACCTTCATTTACTTCAACCACCACGCCCTACCCCGTGGTTTCGACTAACGCGAACTTCGGCGTCATAAATATATGGACTACTTCGGGATCCGTTACGGCGAGTAGCGGTACAGTCATCCCTTCAATAGGTGCGTGGACTTCCGTCTCCCTCTCTACGAATACCGTCCCGAACTTCCTCGTTAACGGGACAGTAAAGAGCGGTAGTGTAAGCGGTAATACAATCACACTAAGCGGGTTGACTGGTACTTCAACTGTAGTATTTCCAGATAACTTCATACCTTCTTCAACGGCTGGAGTGACGACATACAACGCTACGTTTAACGAGATAAAGACTACGGCTTCTTCCCTAACTTTCACAGTCAACACACAAATGTTTGAAAGCGGTGTACCAGTGATAGGGGCAACTCTCGGTGAGAACTGGTATTACTACGGCTTCTACTCTACTGCGGGTAGTTACAACGTACCGTTATTCCTAACTACGTTAGCTGTAGGGAACCAGATTTATGCGAATATTCCAATGGTTGAAAGTACAGGTTGGAGGGTCTACCCTTATTGGGAAAATGGTCAACTAGTGATAAACAGTACTGGAGCAAGTACCTGGGGTCAGTATATAGCTTGGAGATATTCCCCAGTAAGTAACGTGATCAACATAACGATCCACGTGACGTCGTTCCCAGAACAGTCTGGTGCCGCCAATACTGGTATTATCATAATGTCACCTAACATAGGAAACCAATTACGCGATGCTAGTTCTGGTATATACTGGTTATTAGTTGACTTCTACAGTGGCTACATATGGTTCATTTTTCCAGTACGTGGTATGATACAGCTTTACTCTTCACTGCCTCAACCCAACCCCAATTATCCCTTTACCTTCAGCGTCATTTTGACGGAGAATTCAGCGGGCAACGTCACAATACAGAGCGTATACATTAACGGCACGGCTTACACAGTGAACGTCAATACTCCGTTCCCGTGGAGCGAGATAGGTTATGTGGGAATAAGAGGTTTCACTGGTAGTAATAATGAACTTATTCTACGTNTCNTANTTCGNCGTCAACTCAATTCCNTTAGTCTCTTCCTCAGGCGTCACATCCTTTAACTTCTATTCGCCGTTCTCTCTCTCCTACACTATCACAAANACTTCGATCACAGTCCAAAACACACAGCTGGTTGANGGNGAAAANTACCTNACAATTCCAGGCACTAACGGTATCATAGGGGCGTCTTTCNCNTTTTATAATGTAACGTATAACGTCCCAGTCCTTGCAGTGTCTTCATCTCCTNTATCCGTGACATATAACNCACAAACACTAACTNTNACAGTAATTTCNNCATCTCAGTCATTCCTAGTTTCGCCTTTCGGAGTACCNGAACAGANTTATCAGTCCCTCACTGGTGGCGTAGTNATACTCCCTCAGTCTGAAAAAGTGACGTTCTACGCTAATTATCAACCTAACTTGGTNTCATCTTCTACAGTATCGTCACCACCACCTCCACCGACCACTACNACTACGACTACNACGACGACCACNACNACCACCATTAACCCTAANCAAGNCANTGTTNTAATCAACGGTAGTGTNTANCTTACAGCACCNTGGNTAGTCCATTANTCAGTCCCTTCTGTAAACAGCAGTGTGACGGCGTACTTGATTTACAACTATTCCATAAATAAGCCCGAGTTGGTGCTTTCGTCTCCGACAAACGTTAATGTGAATGTCACATTTACTGCATCTAACGGCACAGTATTGCTATCTGAAAGTGTTGTATCTCCAACCACGGTAACATTACCAATGACTACTGGAAACGTCACAGTAAAGACTACAAATTCTACTATTACCATACCCATCACTTATCAGCAGTTTAACGTTATCTCCCTGACTAATGCTATTGCGAATTCACCTTTTCTAGGAGCTACTGCAATCCTTACACTGTTCTTTGTGTCGTTCTTCATCGGCTTCGTGTTCAGGACAATACCTAATAGCATGGCACTGGGGTCTGTTGTTTACATTACTGCAGTAGCACCTTTCCTCATCGCCATAGGTTTCCCGATGTCTATAGTATTACTAACAGTTGCACTTGCGGTCGTTGCACTGATTTATTCTATCTGGGCATTGCGTTACACTAATGTCCAGAGCTAATTATGCCAGTCTGTCTAACTAGTTGGGTAGAACCTTCCATATTCAACGTACCAAATTCGTCGAAATGCATCCGAAAAGTTTTTTAACCACCAGCTCAAACATATGTTTGAGAGTAAAAATGGCAGACAAATACTTCCCAAGAAAGGGAGATGTTGTAGGTGGTGCAAGAGACCTCTTAAAGGCAATCCTAGACGGGAAAATAACAAAATACCCTGACATAACGCTGAAAATCGCTGGAATCGAAGCTAACGCTACCAGAGACGGATATCCACAAGTAAAAGCAATCCTTCATAAAGTTGTAGAAGCGATAAGAGAAGCAGTAGAACAAGCTAGCTTAAAGAGGAGGGGTATGGGGTTCGAGGAAGTCGAAATCCCACCTGAAGTCCAACAGCAATACTTACCTGCAGTGCAGGAAGCATACAACTTGCTATCATCCATGAACGCGGGACAAATGGTTAACGTTTAAGCCAAACCTTCCTTTTTTAAATTCTAATTTTCCAAAGTATATATTATGAAACTTTCTGAAAAACTAAGTTCTATCCTTTCTTCTTCCGATGCAAATTCTATTTTGTATGCATTTGCCGACCTCACTACGTTTCTGGAACAACAAGTTTCTGAGCTTGATGTAGCTGAGAATAATATAATTTTTAATGAGCTGAAACGAGTAGCGGAGACCGTTCTCCAGAACTACATAAAGCTTGGGTTTGACCTCGGAGATGCGAAGAACACTAGGGAACTATTGATAAAGGTTAACGACATCATTAATTCGAATGTTGATGACATTCTTCAATTAGAACTCCGACCGACAGCTTATGGTGTTGAACAGGAAATTAACATGTTGAAGATATCGATACTGAAAGAAATTATAACACAATTCGCTAACGTATTCGGACTGACGAAAGAACCTATAGCCGTACCTTTACTTTACGCAGGTGGGCAAAGAAACGATGAAGAAGTTAGGAGGCTTAGGGAATTATTCGAAAAGGAAAAAATCACGTTTAGTTATTAGACGAAGTTGCTGTATGTCCCGTTGCTGTTATATACGTTACCCGGATAATACTGACCTAAAACAGCTGGTAGAGCCGGTATAGTCCCAGAAGTTTTGACTAACTTACCTAGTTTAGACGCACTCTGGCTTTGAGGTGCTAAACCATTACTAACAAGAGTATTATATATTTGTAGTAGTTGGGATAATTGTTGTGTGTTTACTTCTTCCTGCTTATGATTACTTATTTTGTAGTACGCGTCTCTGATATCGCTAAGTAAACGCTCAACAGCAGTAGATAACGGAGTTCCATTGGGTATGTCGTACATTTGGTACAATTGAGTTACAGCAGTAACTAATGGGATCATGCTAGGAGGTATTTCTGCTATTTCCGATTGTAGTGAGCTTAAGTCACCTGCCTTTATCTGGGCTAACACTTGACTCTGAGATATTATTGAAGACAACACAGATGTTTGGGGGCATGTAGTTGAAGTTGAGCTGGTCGGTGTAGTTGTTGTAGTACTAGCTGAGGATGAGGCAGAACTACTGCTCTGTGAGCTGGATGATGGTGATGGAGTAGAACTAGATGGAGTAGATGGAGGAGAAGAACTGGTTGATGATGTTGAGGAAGACGAAGGAGTAGAGCTTTGTGAGCTAGTATTTTGACTAGCTGGCGTAGATGTTTGAGTATTAGTTGATGGCGATGGAGTAGAACTCTGTGAGCTGGATGATGGAGATGATGAGGCAGAACTACTGCTCTGTGAGCTGGATGATGGTGATGGAGTAGAACTCTGACTCTGTGAACTGGTAGATGAAGATATTCCTTGTAATATCTGCTGTGGTGAGGTAGGTTCGTCCCCTAAGCCGGCTTGATTAAAGACTATTGTCTGGACGGAAGATTGCAAAAGCACTTGTGCAACAGTCATATAGAAAGCTGGTATTTCTATCTCAACATCATCAGAACCCGGTGGTATTATAGATGTAATATCAACGTATTGGTTCGGTGCTAATGTATACGATGCTAATACGTTTCCAGTATTAGGATCAAGAACTTTGAAAACGAGCGTGCTTGGATACAGGTTTAGCAGATACACTTCTCCCGTTGAAGATGAAGGAGTAGATGACGATGTACTAGAGGATGAGGCAGAACTACTGCTCTGTGAGCTGGATGATGGCGATGGAGTAGAACTAGACTGTGTCGGCGTACTGGTTGATGTAGAACTCTGTGAACCACCTTGTAATATCTGCTGTGGCGAGGTAGGTTGATCACCTAAGCCGGTTTGACTAAAGTATATACGTTTGAACGGAAGATTGTAAAAGTACCTTGTGCAACAGTCATATTGAAACTGGGTATTACTATCTCAACATCAGTGGACTGTGGTGATATGTCGGATGAAATATCAACATACTGGTTTGGTGCTAGTGTATATGTGTATGTGTTCCCTGTAGTAGGATCAACTACTTGGAAAGTGAGTGTTTGCGGATACAGGTTTAGCAGATACACTTCTCCCATTTTTACTCACTAAAACATATGTTTGAAATGAATAAAAGCCTTTTCTGGTCTCATGGGAGGTCAAAATTTCTTTTATATTCAGATTTGGATTGAACTTTTTTCTAATACATGTTTCAGAAATATTTTCAAAATTTTCTAAAAATCTGAAGAACATCTTGAAGGCATCGAAAATTTCCCCTAAAATAGCCTTTGTTGAAACACTAATCCTTCTTTAAGCAGTCTGTTTTTAGTAATTTCGCAATATTTAGCATTGATCTCTACTCCTATTGCTCTTCTATTAAACGAGCTTGTTGCTACTAATGTAGTCCCGCTACCTACGAATGGATCTAGAATTAAATCATTTTCATAGCTGAATAATTTTNTACACCTTTTAGGTAATTCCAATGGGAACGGAGCTGGGTGATTTACTTTCCTTCTATTTTCTCCATTAAAAGTCCAAAGTCCGTTAGTCCATTCTATGAATTCATTTCGTGTTATATCTGACTTTCCCGAGTGGATCTTCTTCCATCTCCCTTTATAAAGTATGACTATTACTTCTACTGGTGCAATAACATAAGGGGCTGAAGCACTCATGAATGAACCCCATGCGGTTCTTCTTGAAATATTACCCTCGTTCCATATTATTGTTGAAAAGTATTTCCAACCAACCTCTTTTGCAATATGTGTTATATCAACGTAAACACTTTGGAACCCTTCTTCTTGTCTACCCTTGCTTTTATCCAGGGGAACATTCAAGCACATTCTTCCATCTTCCTTTACATCTTCAAGTGCTTTCTCTAACCATTTTCTTGTGAATTCGAGATATTTGTCATAAGGAATATTATCGTCGTAATTCTCATAATTAATATCAACATTATATGGCGGGGAGGTGATTATCAGATCGGCTTTTTCATCTAACTTAACTTCCAAATAATCATCATTATAGATTTTTNNTTTATTATCTGGAGTTAGAATAGTAGAGTGTCACCTAATATCCCATCAAATAATTGAGTAATCCTAAGTTTAAAAGAATCGCTCTTCTCTAATGGACGATTCAAGACTCCTTTGCGAATTGTCACTTGTTCAGATGTTAAAACCTCTTGAATATAAACCCTAGTATTATGGCACCGATAGCGAAAGGTAGTACTATATAGTCAGCAAATAGTAGACCTATGGAGAGTGTAGCGAAACTAAGGAACAGTGTAGAAGACCAAAGTTGAGAAGAATAACGATAAGAAGCTACCGCTATTGCCAGAAAACTATAGTATGTTATAATNCCTATTAGTTGGTTGTTCGTTGTATGCGTATTAGTTATAAATGAAGCTCCACTACTACCGTTATACTTTGTAACAGTCACGTTAGTAACATTCAATGACGCTACTTGGACTGGTTTTACCGGTAACGGTGAGGTGGAAATTGTTACCGTCCTAGTGGATTCCGATACTNTAACGACTACTTGTAGGTTCGTTGGTAAGTTTGTCGGGTAGTAGTTACTGGATATGATAAGTTGTGATTCTATGCTCCCATATTGCATAATAAGGTTATACCCGGTGAAGCCTACTAGTGTTAGGGAAGACGATGAGTTTGGTAGTTTAGTTTGGTAGATNGCATTATTATTATTGACTATTGCTTCTCCCGGGGCTGTCGTTAGGCTAAGTACGGAAGACTGTAATGGTGAAGGCAAACCTGTTGTAATTGATACGATACCCGTAGTTTCGTAATACAGACCAGAAGACAGTGTTATACCGATGCTTGATACAGATAGCGGTATTGTGCCATTATAATTAATATAAGGAACTATACCGGTTGACGCAACCGCATTTGGCATAGGTGTTATGAATGTGTAAAAAGACCCTGGGTAAGTAATAGAAACCTATGAGATAGAACGTATTGCCTATGTCTGCATAACCTACCGCAACATCAGCTGGAAAACTTCGGGCTATNTATCAGCTTTGTNACAGCTGTTTGAGAGTTNTAAACNTATACNCCTGTCGTATTTTACTATCAGACCGGCTTTGTGACAAAAAGTCNAGNAAANCCNACNAGCATGTTGTAATTGACTTGTGTGTTTGTTAGCGATGGTTGGACTGATATGCCTACCACATTCCGTCCATAAACTTTCAGATCAACTAAATTCAAGCCTCCTACCGTGTTTANCGTATTCCCGCTCGCGGTAACAGTATATGTGGAGCCGTTTGCATACTTAACCGAAATTACACTACCTACCGGTATATCGTCAAAGTAAATGTAACTGGAAGACGAGTTATAGGGTAAAATATACATGGACACATGGTTTAAGTCAAGCTTCAAGTCGCTTGCTTGCACCGGTAAAGAGTACCANTTNCTNTCGTTNTACACTAGGATATTAGAACCGTTAAGTAACGTCGGGTTAAAGAAGTATACCGGGTTTTCTAACAATACGGAATTAGTACCGTATGATGCACTTTGGGATACCGCAAAAGTACCGTTAAACGTAACGGATGAGGGGGCTACAGTCTGCGGTGCTAAATATTCAGTAGAAGGGTACTGTAAAGACACTGGTGACCCGAACACCATCCCGTACATAGATGACTGTGGCAAGGTCACTTGGGCAATTTCTTCGTTNGGCATGCCTGCCACNTNNGCGTTATACGTNAATTGAGAGCCTGAAATNGNGAACTGTGAGTTTTNNACATAATCATCGGAAGCCATAACCCANGTNGTAGANCCGAAAGGAAACGCCGTGTATGAGGGGATTGTNTGTNAGNNGGAATANGAGAAAAGGCTTANNGTAACTATGCTACCTGNAGGNACTGAGCCGGAATATANAGATCCAGATGTCGTTTCAACACCTGAAGGTGNNGTTANAACNGCTGNAGANTGNAAGTTGTAAAGTATAACTGCAGATGTNTAACGNAACGCNGTNGTNGTAAAAGTCACAAGGCTNTTTTGCCCGTTNANNACNAGNGAACCACCAAGNANNGAAACNNCTGATACGTTGAAGATTGACGTGTTNAGATAATAGAACTGAGTGTAAAAACTAAACACNCCNGTNGTTACGGCAGTAGCNTGAGTANTTCCACCATAAACGAAATAATAGGTTTGCGATGAAGGAGCAGGCTCGTACCATACCAGCAACGGTGGCGTTTCTGAGAACAGATACGAATATTCGTAGTAACCCAGGGAGTTTGATACGTAATAATTTTGACCGAACACTTGGGTCTGTTGCGGGAGCGGAGAAATGTAAATTAGACCTTGTGAAATGTTCGCGTTTACGTTAACTGAGATAGGTACTTCTTCTTGGATAAGGCTAGCTTTTGTTGTTAACAGGAAAAACGGTAAGAGGAAGAAAAATAAATATAGCAAGATCAGGAATATGGTCTTTCTTCTGATAACTCTCATGATTAAAACATATGTTTTAAGGATTTAAATTTCTGACCTCCTCCCCGTCCTGAAGGGCGAGGCTTGTCGTTCATTTTGTCAATAGTTTTCCAAGACGTAAGGAGATGCTGTGTACTGTAGATTATTGGTGACCTGAACGGACTGGGAACTGACTATTTTTGGCAGAACTTGTGCAAGCTGTACGTATACTTGCAACGCCTTTACTATCTCTGGTTCAACATTATACATTGACGCGATAGAATTTAGTACGTCCGGTTGGATTTGTTCTGCGATTTGACTAGCCTTTGTCACTAGTGCCACAGGGTTATATTGAGTTTGCTGGACTAGGCTTGGTATTTTCTTGTACTGAACTCCAAAGTAATTTGCAACTTTTTGTGGAGAAACAGGAGTAAACGGCTCGTTAAGGTACTGTGTAGAGATTTGATTAAGATTGTAATATTGCGGGAGTTGATTAATTGTATATATTAAGTTTAGTATTTTCGCTATAGCTTGAGCATATTCTTCAAAGGAGAGGGGCTTCTTCCCTTTGTTGCTTTCACTCATCAAATATATCTCTCAAACAGCTGTTTAAAAAATTATTAGCCGACTCCTCCCCTAGAAAGGGAAAAGGAGAAAGAACTCTTAGATTGCCATAACAATCATTTTCTCCAACACATCCATAATCTTTCTAAAGTCCATCTCTCTGTACAGCTCATTCAGAGCTTTTTGCATGTCCAACTTTAGCCCGTAAAACGTGTTCACCGTGTACAATATTTTTTTCAAAATGTCCGTCTCAGTTGCAGGTAACTGTGTTACATCAACTCTAGGTAGGAGCTTCAGTGTTTGCACTTGTAACGCAGAACTATCAAAACTCGTTATTACAACAAAACTGACGTTGTCCTCCTCCAGTAGACGTTCAATTAACAGTTGTTTGTTGATGTTGAGGTTGCCGTGCAAATGAATTATACCGACGGGTTTATTTTCCTGCTTGAGCAACGTAATAACGTCGTCACTCCCGTACCTCAGCGTGGTGGATTCTTGTAGATCTATAAGGTAAACTGGTCTACTCTCAATCGTAAGGAAATAACTCGCTACTACTGCAGTCATGGTATATAACGCTCCTTCGCATAACATTTTCACGTTCTTGTTTTTGATATCAAAACGCCTGAGCTGGGGTAATTTCGTTATGTCCAAGATACTTTCCTTATCTTGTAATTCGAACGGCACGAGTCTCCTCGGGAAATTACTTTTTGCTTTGAGGAAAGAGATAGTCCCAGTCTGTATTATGGTTCTGAACTCGGCTATGGAAATGCCGGTAGCAGATGCGTAAAACGATAGTTTCTGTACATCATATTCCTTGTCCTCAATTTTGAAAGTCCTTTGTGTAGTTATCCTCCTGGCTATATACTCATAAACTGTCTGTGAGTAGGGAGGGAAGTAAATTTTCCAGGGAAACCTCCTAAGCATTGCGTCGTCCATGTCATTTATTGAAGCGTTAGTAGTGAGAGCGAGGATTGAAGGGTATCGTGAATCGGCGAATTCCTGTAATTTTTCCAGTAGTATGTTCTTCATGTTGTCCTCTACTAGTTTTTCGGCTTCACCACCTCCACCTCTTTTCAACAGAAACCTTTCTCCCTCGTCAAACACTATAATTGCCGGTTTCTCGGAAAACAGTTGTTTGTTTATAAAGTCGTTTAGCAACTGGTAGGGTTCACCAACGTACTTTGACATGAAATCGGTAGGTTGCTTGACAATCGCCTTCAACCCGAGAATCCTAGTAAGCAGTTTTGTGGCGATGAATGATTTACCGGTACCGGGGACGCCGTACAACAAGATACCTCCGTGCAAAGTCCCCTCACTTAAGTACGTTGATATAAGCTCCTTCAGTTTATTCCAAACCTCTACTGGTAACACTAGAAAGTCTTCTCCCATATCTATTACTACATAATTGTCGTCCTTCACCTGTTCTCCGTTCTCTCTCTTGAATTTTAGTCTGCTTATTTTCGGCAAAGGATGTTCGACGTAAATAAACTGTGTGTATTGAGATGAGAAGATACAGCCCGGTGGGTATGCAAAACGTATGTTTGTGATGTCTGCGTTCACTACGTCGCCATCGCGTGGCTTATATGAACTTGCAACGACTTCACATATCATAAGTCCTCACCGCTGAGCTTACTCAGTATAAGGTCTTTGGTCTGTTTCTTCCCTCCTCCTCCTCCTTGTTGTTGTTGCTTCATCTTTTGCAGTAGGTCAGTAGGATTAGTTACTCTTCTTACACGGAACTGCCTATTGGCTAACATTACCAAGTAACAGTCCCTAACCTTAGTGTAATTAATACATACAAGTATCTGCGTCCCACTGATCTTTAGTGTCTCTAGCGATTGTATCTCGTCCAGCGGGACAAACGGGTCTAGGATGGAAAGACCTTTCTGTAGTCCGCAGTTCTTCACAATACAATTAAGGATAATCAACCTCGTCTGTTTAGGTAAATCGTCACGCAGTAATAGTTTCAGTAGGGTCTCTGGCTCGCCTTCCTCGTCCTTTTCCCCTAATGCTTCAGATATTAACGAAATCATATCGGATGGTGTAAGATCAGCTGGCATTATTCATCACCTTCAGACAGATTGGGAATTCAGGGTCGAGGTTTATATCATCTATTTTTAGGAGTTCCTTCACTCTTTCTCTAGCCTTCCTAATCATTTGATATAACGAAATATTGTTGTCGGTGCAGGCACCTAGTGCGATATAAAAATCTAAAGCAGATGCAAGTATTGCGTCTATAACGTTTCTAACCTGGTCTGTTGGCACGTTAATGCTTACCTTGTTCTCCTCATCCTTGAACGTTATTGTGTCACTGACCTCATAGTATTTGTTAGGAAGTTTGAAGGAAAAACACTTTGCGAAGTGTTCTGCTATGGGTTCAGGTATGTAGACTCTTGTGTTAACTACATAGTATTTCATAACTTTAACTTAGGTCGTAAAGTATTAAAAAGAGTGTGTTATTATGCCCTAATGATTGAGGTCTGCTGTGTGTTTTGATAAAAAAGTTTATTATTAATAATAAAAATGTACATGGTTGAGGAGGAAAGGAATGGAACCACGTAAGGTAGCCGAACTCGTAATGAAAAGAGTAGTGAATTATTGTTTGAAGACAGACGATTACTCTAGTGAGATCGATGAAGGCGAGCTTGATACTTTTCTTGTATGTTTGGAAGACCACCGTCCATGCCAATTAAAATACTTCGTATATGAATATCTTCCTGAGAAAAAGGCTAAAGATCTTAAAGAAGCAATAGAAAACTCAAAGTCGTTCTTGGATGAAGTGCAAAAAGAGTACGATAAGTTGTGGGAAAAAGAAATCATTTCGCATCTAGGCGAGATCTTTGGTGATGAACTGTCATGGTCATATCTATTTGATGTATGGTCAGACGAGACACTTGATGATGAAGAAAAAGCTGAATACCTAGAAGATTTCGTCAATGCATTAAAGGAGTTCCGTGATGAAATTGAACGTGCATTAAAGGATAAGAAGCCGTTAGATGAGTATGACTTTAGTAGCTGGTTCAATTATATTAGTCACACTCTTGGAGACGACAGTAATGATGGATATATCGATTATTATGCAGATTTTTATGATATATTGAGCGACAATGGTAAATTAGAGTTATTAAAAATATTACTAGACACGATAAAAGGAGAGTTACCCGACTTATATGATGATTTGAAGATTCTCAAGTCTAGATCAGGAGCCTTAACGAACGAAAGGTAAAACTTCTTAATATCTAAACCTTCGAATACACGACCGAGAACAGTTCGCTTGCATCATAATTATTAAATTTGTAATATTCGTCACAGATCTCATCTATAATATACTGCATACCATCAGGTACTTCGTCATCATCATATACATGTATACATGTCACCACTAAGTTGTTGTTTCTTACGAAGTTCTTAAACTCCTCAAGTGTAAACTTGTTGTAACCTGTCTCAAAGTCGGACATTATAAAGATCTGTCTCACGTCCTTTAGTCCCGGATAGTTATTGTAATAGCTCATGAATTGTTTTAGTGCAGACATCATGTCCGTTCCTCCTCCAGCTTCGACCTGAGCTATTTCGAAAACGTTGTTAACATCCAGAGGCTCGGTTGACGAATAATCAAAGTACTGTACGAATACCTTCTTGTTATTCTTTTCAGCTTCCATAGCAGAAGCTAGGGCTACGGCAGAGACGTTTTCAAATGCAGTGTACCCATTTGGCATTTCACTGTTCATCGACCCGCTTTTATCTATCAAGAAATAGAAGTCTCCTACTCCCTCATTTTCTACTGCCCTTTGTAGTAAGGCTCTGTTAGTATAGCGTTCTAAGAAAATCTCGTCCGGTAGGAGTAGCTGGCTCTTAAACATATGCTTGAGGTTATTCCCGATCGTTATCCCCTTCATCACGCCTCCTTGGTCTTTAACGCCTTTGTTAGCGTACTCCAAATCAACTTGGTTAGCTAAAGCAAGAATCCTGTTAGCCCTCTCCAGTAATTCTAAAATTCTAGGATTGGCTTCCTTTAACATTCCTCCTCCTGAGCCTTTTCCTATAGATAACGCTGACAAAGACTTCTCAAGACTTTCTTCCAGTTCATCTAAAATCATTGCTTCTTCCTCCATGTCATTTTCAAGTTCTTCATAAATCTCTTCTATTTCTTGTCCTTCTCCTTCTGATTCTTGTTCACTGCCTTGACCTTGGTTACCTTCTCCTCCTTGCTGTCCTTCTCCTTTTGATTCACCTTCTCCTTCCTGTCCTCCACCTTCACTACCTTCACTCTCTTCACTACCACCTTGTTCGCCTTCTTCCTCTCCTAGTTCTCCTCCTTCTTCACCACCTTCCCCGCTTTGGCTTCCCTCACTTTCACTTTCCTCTCCTTCTTCCCCGTTTTGTGATTCTCCTTCTCCACTCTCCGCTTCTCCTCCCTCTCCTTCTTCTCCACTCTGGCTCTCCTCATTCCCACTTTCTCCTTCTTCTGATTCCTCCCCTTCTTTGGCACTACCTTGTTCTCCTTCATTTCCTTCTTCTCCACTTTGTGATTCCCCTTCTCCTAATTCTTGTCCTTCTTCTCCTTCGTTTTCGTTTCCTTGTTCTGCTCCCTCTTCTCCACCTTCACCTTGTTCTTCACCATTTTGAACTTCTACACTTTCTTCCCCGCTTTGTTGTCCTTCTTCGCTTTCTTGCCCTTCTTCACCTTCTCCGCTATTCTGACCTTCTTGTTTCTCACTGTTTTCTCCTTCATTCCCACTTTGTTCTCCTCCTTCCTCTCCTAGTTCTCCTCCTTCTTCACCACCTTCCCCGCTTTGTTCATTTTCGCTCTGTTCCCCTTCTTCCTCTCCTAGTTGTGTTTCCCCTTCTTCTATACCCAGTTGTTCTCCTTCTTGTTGTTCCCCTTCGTTACCTTCTTCACTTTCTTGCTCCTCGCCTTGCTTGTTCCCCTTCTGGCTTTTTTCACCTAATTCTTGTCCTTGTTGCTCTTGACTCTCTTCCCTTTCGCTTTCCTCTCCTTTCTGCTCACTTTCCTGCTGTTCTCCTTTTCCGCTTTGCTTCTGCTCTCCTTGTTGCTTTTCTCCTTTGTTTGGTCTATTGCGTCTGAGTTTTCTCTCTTGTAACTCCTGTTGTAACATCTGTTTGATAGTGTTAAAGGACAAACCTTGTAGGCTCTTACGCTGTATCAGGAGCTGGATTTCGTCTAATTTTTCATTTATGTGGTTAATTCTATCTAAATCAATATTTTTTTAGAAAATTATAAACGAAATAGGCGAGGATTGCTGGGAACTGTAGTAGAAGTTTGTTTTGCTCTGACGCTATCTTAACAAGTTTATGCACAGTATTCCATACACTGTCCTTAATATCGTCTCCAATTTTAAGAGATTTCGTTACAGTTTCAAAAATAGTGTTTGTTAGTTCTGTTAGNTGTCTCTCTTCTTCATCATTATTATTATTAAAGAAGCTTTGCATATTCTCACTTTATCTGCGAAAGTGTTTTTAAATCCTTTTCTAATGTGTTAACAAAATCTAGTACCCTAGTCTTTGCCTCACTAAAAGCATTGTCAATACTCTTCATTATCTCCTCTTTTTGATTTAGTACGACAGCTTCTTTTGGTAGTACGTCAGAAAATTGCGGGAAGAATTTCTGTATTCCCAGGATGAGTTTTTTGTTCTCTTCATTCCCTCCTAGTTTCGTTAGTTCGTTAATTTTACTTTCAATTTCCGCTTTTGTCTCGTCATAAGCCTTCTGGATCTTCTCCAACTCTTCAGTTTTCAGGCGATTTATATCTATCTTGTTCGAGATATCAGATACAATACTTTGGAGGAGTTTACGCGTTAAAGTCCTTACTCTAACATTATTTGAATACTTAGTTTCAAGATCGCTTAAGGTACTTACGGCTTTTATGAATTTATTCAACTTATCGTATGTGTTAGAACCACTTGTTACGTCCGAAAATTTTACGATAAGGTCTGCTCTGTCTTTTGCTAAATCGGGAGACGACGCCGGGAATGAGCTAGTAATAACATTTACAGCAAAAGCCGACCTTTCGTCTATCAACTTATTCAGGTTTTTGTCATTAAGTATGTCCTTTGTTTTTTCAGCAACAATATTTAATATGTCATTAATATTAATAGAAGACTTATTCGACCCGTTATTAAAATACGCCTCGATAGTTTTCGAGATTATAGGAGTTATTATATTTCTTAGCTCTGGAGTGAAGGGAATTGTAAGGTAGAACGCTAATGCAGTATGTACTGGTGTAATTGTTGAGTTGCCGAACATTTCNCGTAAGGCGTTAGCGACNTGCATTACGCTTTTGAACTTCCTTTCGCTGATCGTCAGATATCCTCCCATCGATTTGAAGTAAGTCCTAACAATTCCGGAATCACCAAACGTCCTCGGGTTTTGCAAAGCCCGTCCTATTTCACCTAAGATGAGGTTAGCTTGTCTGACNGCTTCGAGGGTAATATCCTCTGTCACATATTTCGTGTAATCTGAAAGGATTTTATCCTGAATTTTTTTGACTTCGTCGTAACTCGTTACAATCGGAATGGAAGTAGGCTTAGTCGCCGTCAAGACTTTATAATACCTTTCCGCGATGGAGTTGAGGTCTTGTATGTCTTCCAAGTTAGGCGAAAGAACTGTAGCAAATATCTTGAACCTGTCTAGGAATGCTCTGTCCGCTTGTGTATTTACTCTTACTTCGTTTGACGCAGAAAAGAACGCTAGCCAGGGTAACGAGATCTCTTTACTTCCGTTCCTGAACTTCTTTTCGTTAATAGCACGAAATAGCGATTCGGCAAGGACTTTGTTGCTCTTGAAAATCTCGTCTATGAAAACCAGCTTTGCAGAAGGTAGAAAGCCTTCTGTGATGTACTCTAGTACTCCTTCTTCCCTTAGTTTCTTTAGGTTTGCATTCCCAAAGATATCCTCTGGTGTCATCGCTTCGTGAGCTAGCACTATAAAAAGCTCTTCTGGCTTAATTCCGTCAATCATCCTCGAAAGGATCTCGATAGTATAGGTTTTTGCGGTACCTGGGTCTCCGATGAGCAGTGTAGGAAAACCTGTTAAAAGTCCTGTTATAACAGCTGTTTTGACGTCTTCATTTCCTACTACGTATTTATCTAACTCGTCTTTCAAACGCCTTGCAATAGTAGCCACGTCGGTAGAAGAAGAAATCTCGGCGTTTTGTCCTCCTTGTTGTTCTTGCATTTGCATAAGAACATCTGGTATCAGAAGCTTATAATTCTTCCTCAAACAGCAGTTTGAGCGTTAAAATACAAACGCACTTTTTAAGGCTTTCGGGACAAGGAAATAACATGAGTCTAAACCCCAACAACAATAAAAAGCAACAACAACAGCAACAAGAACCCGTTTATGAAGTATCCGGAGCTACACCAACACCTTCTCCTCCATCACCACCACTGTTCACGCCTTTACAACAAACCCAACAACAACCTCAGTTATCGCCACTTGGGAAAAGAAATATTGTAAAAGTAGACCCAAACTTAGTCAGGCAAGCAATTAGGGAAAAATCTATCATACCGACTAGGCAGGTGACCCAAAAAGAAGCAATCCAAATAATGTCTATCCAAGAAATCCTAAACAATTACGTATTAATCCTAACAAAAGACCTTAAGAGCGGGTCTCTGCAGTTCTACGGTACCCCATATAACGTGGACGAGACTTTCCAGATCTTATTATCAATCCTGACGGACAGGTTTTCAAGCCTTGCAACTGATGAACTGTCTGAAAAGTTCTCGGAGCTTCAGGCTTTGATATCAAGTGATGCGAACTACGATGATATAATAGCGAAGCTTAACCAGGCACATAAACTAGTAGTGTTATTGTTGTTAGCGTTCGAGAGGAGCATAATGGAAGTCGGAGGAGTAACCACTTCAAAGATGAGAGTAGAGATGTTGTCACCACTCGAAATTGCACAGACGCTAGGTATAACACCGATAAGCACCGATAGGTTGTAGAAGGTGCTTGTTATGGAACTGAAAGACAATTTATCGTGGTTTTTTGCAGGACTAGGTTTAACCAGTATAGGGACTGCGTTCTTAGGTGACGGAAAACCGTATTTACTACCTCCCGCGTTCCTAGTTGTTGCTCTAGGTATGCTCTCTATATTCGTGAGACAAAGAATACTCATCGTTTCGGCTTTTGTTATTGCGACTGTTACAGCGGTAGCGAATATAATGACGGGCTTACCTGTCCTAACGGATGAAGAAGCGATAATATTATATGCGTCGCACCTATTCTTGGACGGAAAAAACCCGTACCTTTACTCAATGGCTAAAGCGTTTACCATATATCACGTCCCGTATAATGTTGTGACCGGCACAACATCAAGTTCGTTTATGCCGTCAGTCTATATTTACCCTCCATTATCGTTCATCAGTGTCGCAGTTCTGCACAACCTTGAAACAGTAGACGTAATAACAGCTGTTTTAGCTTTTGTGTATTCCTTCCTCAAAAGACACGAAAACGTTTTCATCGCGTCTTTTTTNCNATTTTCCAGCACTTTCGTACGATTTTTGCGACAGGGCAAGAACTGAACCTTTTTGCATATTCTATAGCGTTTATAGCGTTTGCTTAACGAGAGGTTTCAGATACATACTCTTGGGGATATCTGCAGACGTAAANCAGTTCGCGATATTGATAGCAATCCTTCTGGTTAAGTTTGAGAGACAGAAACTAAGGAAGATAGTAGAGTTCACGTTACCGTTACTGCTCTCCTCAATACCTTTCCTTTCAAAACAGTACCTCGCGTCCGTTATAACTATTACACAACCTGTCGCACAACAAGGAGTCTCATTTTCACTCCTTACAGCATTCGGCTTACCTATACCTTCATTTATGTATACTGTGCTACAGGTGTCTCTTTTCACATTAATCCTATTATATAATAATAAGAAAGAGTTGGCTTGGGGTCTCCCGGCGTTGATATGGATATTCTCTTATAGAGATTTAGCGTATTTTACATTTTATTTTGCGATACAGTACGCAGAATGGATGGTGAATGAAGATGCAAAAGTTTGAACTTATACTAACATTAGCTGTTGTGGTACCCTCCCTTTTCACGTTCTCTATCTTTTTCTATCACTCACAATTACACGGGAAAGTAGTGGGTTTTTACGATGTAGGAAAGATAAATATGTACAACGTGATAACGGTATGTGTGCAAAACCCTACCGATAAAACGTTTGTATTGGTTCCGGTAATTAATAGCCACCGTTGGTACCCAAACACAATAACCGTGAAACCGCATGAACGTGTTATAGTAAATGTTACAGCACCGGATCCTACTATTGCTATTTCGCAGGACTCTCCGTATGTAATTACGTTCTACTTGTACAATACTAAAACAGCCATTTTCTCGCTAAACGGTTTCGCTCCTGCAGGTATGATTTACCCTATCGTGAATCCTAATTTTACTGTACTGTATAACTCGTCTTACGGGGTATCGGAATACGGCTGGCAGATAGTATATTATGGGAATATAACGGTGCAGAAGGGGAAAATTACGGTAAATGGTACGGCGTTGATAGAACAGACATTATACTACCCAATAAATGGGAGCATAACAGTTGTACATGACGGTGGAGAAGTAAAATCATGTATATGTGATAATACTCTAGTAATATACGCACAAAATACGACGATATGTTCAGTGATTATTACTTGAAATTAAAAAAGAATTTAATATGTTAATTGTAGTGAATTATATTCTTTTATTTCCTTATCTATATCATACATTATGTTTCCAATGGAATCCAAAAGCGTAGCTAGTGCTTCAAGCTGTGCATTTTCGGTTAAAGAATGTTCATAGAGATCGAGGTAGTGATCAAAATCATTTATATATGACATCCCACCATTTTTAGCTATATCGTCTGCATATTTTCCTAGCTCATTATCTTTCAACGGAGTTTGACTTTTTAGTGCGTCCAATATGGCTTTGCCTAATTCATCTAGGGCATTATTCAACGTCTCAAGCCGATGTTTCTTTTCATTATCGTCTATTGAATCATCTTCTATTATTGATTCATAAACCCACTGGATTTGGTCACGCAAGTTTTCTGCTATAGCTTTTGCAAGTTCGGACATCCATACTTTTTTGTATTCATCCTTAAGCGACCTCCAAAAAGCCAAATTGCCGTTTTCTAGGATTTCTCTTATTTTTTCATCATTTCCGTAATAATCGCCACTTGCTTCTAAGAAATTTTCTAGTTCTTCTGGAGGGTGCAGAAAAAGACAGTCCAAATATGACGTTGCTGGATTGTTGGTACAGTATGCTCTTACATTATTTCTTACCATTTCTGCTATTTCTGCTATATATTGTGGACTTATGTTTGAATCCATAAATCCTCACTTAAAAAAATTCTGAGACGATATATATAAGCCTTTCTTAAACAGCTGTTTGAGGTTTATATACCGGTTTTTAGAGTATAAAATAGTGTGAGCAAAATGTCTCAGGAATTTTCAAATGACGAAGAAGGAGAAAGTATTTTCCGTTATTCTAATAAAAGCCTGCTAAAGCTAGATTGGGATGTTGTCGATAAATTAATAGAATCATTCCTAAATGAACACATGAGGACATGGAGTGAATATAATTACTTCATCATTGATGACGACACACTACTGATTAAGGTATACGAGGCACAAGGTGAGGTTGAGCCGGCGTTCACAGTAAAAGCTAGGTTAGAAGGCGACAGGCTAGTAGTCGTCGAGGTAAGATAAGTGAAAGTTCCGGTGTTCATAAGATATAGGGACATAGAGGACATTTGTGATTGTGATGGACAAGAGGGGATAATATGCGACGATTATAAAGGTTATATTGACATTGGTGTTGATGATGTTGAGTTTGACAATGATGATTTAGAAGAGATTGTCAAGGAATATGGAGATGATATCTTGGAAGATATAGTAGAGAAATACCTTGATGATATTGCAGACATTTTAATGGAGGATAAACGTCTTCTGGACAAACTGCTCAGAAAACTAAATATAAATACATGGTAAATTCTTTTTCGGACTAACTTCCTTTTGCCCTTCCAAGAGGTTCGGGCTTTCCATCTAACGTGGAATATTTATATTCATCCTGATGAACTGTAATGCTTTCAGTAACTGTGTTTTCTTCTCAGTTACGCATTCTCTATAGTACTTCGCCGTGCATTTCTTCTCAATAGTGTTTTCGTCTATACCTAATTCGCTGACAAGCGTCTGATATAACGACGTCCCCTTAATACTGCTAATCATAGTAGCCGTCCTAATTTGCACGTCCTTTAGGATGCTAAGCACGGTGAGTACGTCAAATCCGTTGGGATTAACGAATTTCGTCAGTACATCTATCAGATACGAACTTTCAGCAACAAGTCCTTCCTCGTTGACGTAAAACAGATGTTTTTTCCCTGTACTGTTCAGTATTTTCGTAATCAACGACTTAACGTCCTCGCCAGAAGCATTCATCACGATGAACATAATATCGCAACCGATCTTCAGTATCTGCCTTAGTTCGTCCTCAGATGTAGCACTTTCATATTTTTTGAGGACTAATTCCCTCCACAGCTCTTCTATCTCGTCACTGTAATATGTGAGCATTATAGTGTTTAGCCTTTCTATGGCTAAGGTAGGATATACCATGCTGTTGTTCCCCATACATACCTCTTTATATACGATGAATTGGAACTGTTCAGGAGTAGGGACTTCGTTTTCTTTTTTAGTATATACCGTTGCTCACCACCTCACTCGACCATAAACCACTCACAACCATTACACGTAATATCGTTTATATCATCTATAACCACACTATCACCTAAGCAGACCGCAGTACGCTTACGACCGGGCTTTTTCACTTTCGCTATAATACATTTCTTGTAGTTAAACGTAAGGTGGTGGAACCCACCTATATCAAATTCTAAAGCGTCAAAAGTGTGTCCTCCATCTGTTTTATACTGTATTTTACGGTATGAGGAAATGTAGTATTCAGAAGCTGAAGCCGAGCTTACTACTGCGAACTTCTTTAGGTCGACCTGTTTTTTCAGATAAACCGCATAGTTAGTGTCCTGTATCATCACATCGGTAACGAAGTAAATCCCAGGGTGCATGATCCTGTGCTGTAGTCTGCCGGCTATCCTTGTATCGACGTAAAGTGTGTATTCGTTCCCATTTTCAACTATTTTGTATATTTTATTCTTGAACGGATTTCGCAGGTAGTTAAATAATATCACGTTTTTGCCGACGAGTGATTCTAAAGGGGAAAGAGACATTATTACCACCAGAGACCGAGGGTTCTCCGTTTATTCATTGACGCCAGGTAGTCCTTCCTCGCAACACTAGCGAAAATAAAGTAATTATTGTAGGTAAACCCAACGGCACCGAATGTATCAAACTCCTTAGAATAGTTAGTAGGCTCAGAATCTTCAAACTTGTTAATGACGAAGTAATTCGATACATCGTTATAACGTTCCAAGATAAGCCAGATCCACCTTGGGAAGACGAAAAACTTCCTTTTAGCGTTCACGTTCATTTTTAGTATCTTCTCTCTCTTCCTCGCAAACTCTTGCGGAGAAATGTAAACTATTGCGAAATAGACTATCCTGTCACTCGGGTTCCCTTGGTTTATCTGTGTAGTCATCTTATAGTATAATTTCAGGAAATCAATGGGTAAATCCATCATTACGGAAATACCGCTAGTTTCAGAATACATTATAGCTACATGTACACCGTTTTTCTCTATTATNTTCGTTTTTTTATCAATGCTGACAAGGGCTGGAGGCAAAAGTAATAATGCGTCGTAATTCTTATAGACTGTTGGTGATTGTTTTTTCTTCTTAAACAATAACACGAGTATTACACCTCCTAAGGTATGAAATAGTCACCATCATTACTACTACCAAAAATGTGCAACACGTCGACAGCGAACGCGTAAATAAAGTATGCTATAGATAGTCCGAGAATAGCGATACTGATGTATAGTAGTACGGCACCGTCGGTACTGTAAGGCGTAACTCTATATGTCACGTTGTACGGCGTAGTGTAGACCGGGTTATANGTTATGTATGGAGAAAGGTACANGGAAATNAGAGTNAAGCCTATGGAAAACGTCAAGAACGGCAGAGCGAGCCGTAGATGCGTCAAACTGCTGTTTCTTAGCAAGAATAGCTCAATTATAGTCAAAACGACGAACCCACCTGCAACATCGACAAGGAAGACTTGAAGTATAAAAAAATGGAGGTAATGCATTTATTACAGTTGAATTTACTGCAGTCATATTTCCTCAACATCACCACAGTAGTTCCTTTTCGTTTACGATTTCTTCAATTGTTTTACCGTTTCTGAGTCTTTTGGTGATTTCNCTCATNGCGTTAAGGAGTGCTATGCTCGTGTATGGAGGTTCTTTTACTTCTACTACTTCTCCGTCATCGTTAAGCTCCCAATACCCNTTCGCNAAAAGGTACATGAACGATAGCATCTCTGGGAAATCACTATCGTTCTTACTTTGAATTGTAGAAAGGGTCTCGAATGCCTTTTTTAGAACTTTACACTCCGGTTTCATGTCTTTAACCTTCTGCAAAAAAGGTTTAAAAACCAGCAAGAAGGAATTCCTCTTAAACAGATGTTTGAAAGTTGACTTCCTCCCCCCGGGTCATTCGACTTTTTAAAGCTATCACGCGAAGAATCTAACATGGTAAACTCGAAAGTCAACATAGATAAATATTTCACAGTGCGTGTAGAAGGGTTCATGCCCCAAGATACACCGACCATTGGTGTGGCATACGTCGATTTCTACACGAGAATCGACAGAGTCAAAAACGANAAATTTGCACACACGAACATATTATGCATAGGCATAGGTGACGGACATNANACTCTTTATATTTCTGCCGTTGTGGACAACGAATATATCAAGAAACACCGCGAAATAATGATGACGTCAAACCTTAACCTCTTCAAATTTGGGATATATTTCTTTTTTGATGACGGAAAAGGTAATAAGAAGGTCTACCTATTCTACGAACCGTTCGACCCAGCGACGTTAGAAAAGTTTGCAGAAATGAAAAACGACGAAGAGGCGATAAACTACTTCGACACTAGGTTTCAGGGAAAATGCAGTAAACTAGCATGGGAAAGAGACGAAAAAGGTCTCAAAACGTTTTACTTCGTGTATAATGTCGAGGGCAAAGCTAAGGAACTAGAGTTCAAAGAAGAGAACGGGAAAATAACAATAANAGGTTTTAANCAAACAACGAAGGAGAGTGGAACCAAATGATGTTAGTCNTNGATCTNGACGGCACGCTTTTCGATACTTCNGCNAGGTGGAACGAATGCGAGAAGCTNGCNAACGGAAATAAACGTATGTTTTGGGAATGNTNNCAGTCNNCNAGGTTCATGAANNTGGANAANCCAAAACGGGANGTTATCGAGTTCGTGAAACAGTTAGTGGAAGAGAAAAAACCCGAAGTAATAGCAGTGGTCAGCGGTCGTTCGGAAAAACAGCGTGAAGATACTCTCAAACAGCTGTCTAAGATAGGAATAAACCCCAACGAGGTCGTGCTGAGGAACGAAAAGGACTTCAGGAAAGATTATGAGTTTAAGAGAGATGCAATAAAGGGGCTAATGGAAAAATACGACCAGGGTAAGGTAATAATGATAGATGACAGTGACGCAGTGTTAGAATATCTGGAAAAAGAGGGGATAGAAGTAATTGATGCAAAAAAGATAGTGAAAAGAGAGAGAAAGGAGAATACGAATGCCTTGTAGAGAAAAAATTAGGAGGAGAGATCTGATTTAATTTTATTTATGATGTGTGACGAAAGGTGGCACGGGTTTTTGTTGTACAGTATAACGTACTGTAAACAAATCGGTGATATATTGTATTTCAACGCTAATTTTTCTATTTCTTTCCTTGTTATTGTGCTATTTGTAGTCGTTGTACTTTTGTTCCATAAATTATAGTTCCACCAGTCAGCATCATCACAGTTATCTTTCTCGCCTAGCATCTTCTTGAAGTGGCATATTATTTTCCTTAGATCTGTTGGTAATTCTGATTCTTCTGATGTTGACGGAATGTTGTGAGTTTTTATAATATATTTGTAGGAAGAATTAGCAACATTGATGAGCTTGCTGAGTAATAACAGACCTGATTGTGATATATCGTAATAGGATCTGTGCAACCATACTGAGAAGAAGAGGTAGGGTATTTTGGTGTTAGCGAGAGAATTAATAAACTTTTCTAGGCTTATCATGGAGATCAACGGAAATTTTTTTGTTATTGGATCTGCAATTTCAGCTTGCGGTAGTTGCTTCCTTATCTGGTCAAACCTACTGGGTCTCGTTATTATAAACAAAGGTGTCAGTAGCTCATTTCCTTCAAAATTAACAATACTGGTTAGTTCGATGTTATAAAAGTTGCTGTAAAACGATATTTCAATAGGTGTGATATATCCTTGTTGTACTAACCATCTGAATTTTTTAATCTCTGGCTCGAACTGTTCGCTCATTTCGGTCATCACCTCGAAATTTAGAACACATAGAACTTTCTCTGTATTGATGAATAGTGCCAAAGCCTTCCGAATCCTGCCAACTGCGATAACTGTACTACAAGCTCGTACGGTAGCCCAGAAATATAGACTCCTCCTTGTTTTAGTAACAATTTAATTTTCTCGAATTCGTTTAATTCTATAGTAATCACTTCGGTATCGTTGTATTTTTTACTTAATAATTCTAGGGCATACTTTGCTAGAAATAATGGTGATTTCTCATCTGCACTAAGTACTTCTTTCGTCGTTATGAAGTACTTTAGTGATATCGTATGACGTAAAACTAAAATCGCCCCTATAATTCCCCCTGCCCCGCTAATTGCTATAGAGGCAGGAGGGGAGATTTTGATATCTGTAACTAATTGATTGTAAACAAACTCTACTGGCATTTGTGGTGCATCGTTGATATGGCTTAGTGCAAAATCGACATGTTGTTTCTCTATCCTGGGAGACTTTAATATAACCTCCCAGGATAATGTTTGGCTAGTTGTTTGATTTGTAGAATTAGGATTTGATTTAACTTGTGGTTGTTGTGGAGTGGTCATATTTGGTCAATCATATGTATGCCAACGAGAATATTTAAGTTTTCTGCATAACCCGTTAGGAGGAAAAGCGGGTTGAGGTGTGTGGTGAGGAGAGAGGAAATAAGACCTCAAACAGTTGTTTGAGAGAAAGAGGGAATAAAAAAGAACTAGCAAACTTCAGCAGTTGATCTAATTTTAATTATATACCTGCCAGAAGACAGTTTTTTAGAATATATTTCGTAATACACTGTACACCAACCAACGTATTCGTTATGATAATCCCTACCTTCAATTAACAACTTTAGTTCTTGTAATGCCTTATCCTTCAATGTCTTTGCTTTCTTCTTCTTTTTGTTTTCCCACATTACTTCTAATTCATAACCAAGATCGGGGTCTGGGTCATGTTCAAACGTATAGTGCATGTCAAGTTCTTCATAACTTTCAGCGATAAAACCACAAAGTTTGCAAAAATACAATTTGTTTTCTTCTTGAATTTTATTTTTCTTCTGAGTAGTGCTACTTCCCATGGTTTTCGCCACTATAGTATTCGTTATGGGAATATATAAAATTTCTGCCAAACAAGTTAGGCAGTAAATGTTAGAACAAACGTGGTAAAACAAACGACAAGTCTTATATCTCTCAGGACGCGGAGCAGGTCGAGGGCTGGGTACGGCGAGACAACTCTACAACAGCTGTTTGAGAGGGCAATAAAAATAAAAACGGGCTGGCTTTTAGCTTGTGAGCGAGTACAGTTTGTACAAATACATCTGGATTTTTTGCACAACAAAATATGCTTTCCCTAGCTTCTCCTTATCCAGATTACCTTTCGTCATAATCTCATTCATAAGCTCTTCCAACTCACTGAAATCGTCTTTTAACATTTCCGTGATTTTTTGTGCCAATATTTCATCCATATTCATGGCACTTAATTACTGGTAAGTCTGGTATTTAAAATTTCTGCTCAACAAGTTAGACAGAATCGACGAGCTGTGTACACTGAAAACAACTCTAAAACAGCTGTTGTTTAAAATCGGATTAAAAGAGAAGGAGAAGGGAAAAAAAGAATTATTGATTTTGCGGTTGTTGACTTTGGTTCTGCTTGGGTTTGAAAAAGATTATCTTGTTCTCTGGATCCAAGACTGGCTCATAATCGAGTAAAAAAACAGCAGATTTTCCTGGCACTGAAATGTAGTATATCGGATATACTTTACCGTTTTTCTTCGTTGTTTTAACCCTCCATCTTAACTTTACCTCGACCATATTTTCACCTATTATATAATATGAATTATATGCTTAAAAAGGTAGTCAAGATAGTTAGGTAGAAAGTTTACGCAAAATATCCAGGGCGTCTTTCGTTTGTGTGTACTGTATAATTCTTTCTAACTTCCTATGTCCGGTTATCTTCGCGATAAGTGCTGGGTCTGTAGCATTTTTTGCCAGGAAGGAAATCAGTGCATATCGCAACGAATGTGTGTTGCACTTCAGGTATTTCAGTGCGAACATCCTTATTCTTGCTTCCAGTTTATCGTCATTGATGGTCAGTACTGATTTGTAAGCTAGTCTGTTCCTGATGACATCGGGGATAATGAAGAACCTCGTGTTGCCGTGCTTTTCTGCTTGCAGTTGAAACTCTCTTTGCCCCGATTCCGCAAACGTCTTAAATGCCCTAATTGCCTCACCTATCCTAGCACCGTTTAACAGCTGTATGAGCAGAATGGCAACGTACGCCTCGTAGGGCATCAAGTTCAAATCAAACAGCTGTTTGTACGCAGACGTGAGGACTTTCTTGGCTTCGAGGAAATCTACGCTGTAGTCCCAAGTATGCTCTATCTTCTTCTTGCCGAGCGGTCTCAGAATTCTCTTGAGTACCTCACTTTCCTCTCTCTTTCCTTTCTTCTTCTCCTCCTTCAGTCCTAGTTTTACAGCTATCATATCAACGATATCCTTCCATCCCTTTTCCTTAGCTTCTTTAAGGTACTCCAAAAGCTTAGGGGAGTTGTCGGGAAGGTTTAGAATAATTTGCTTAAGTTCGTCTTTGTCCATTTATTTCACCCTGTTACTATCAAAAATTGAATTTTGTTTTTATCGGGTTGACTTAATTCTCCCTTATCTTCCATTTCGCTTTCCCTCATATTATCCTCTCAAACAGAAGTTTAAAAACCCCGAGGGATTTCGCTTTGAGCCGAAAGCGAAATGTTTTTAATACTACCTTCCTATTTTTTACATGGGGAAATAGATGAAAATATTAAAGAGCGAATTGTTAGGAATTGAAGAAAATGATAATAAGTTAAAAATAACATTCAAAACCACTTCTAGCGAACCATTAGTATTTAGATTTAAGAATGAGATATTCGGAATTGCGGAAAATGTGGACATTTATGAAATTACTTTTGACGTGTTTCCAGTGATCATGCTTGATTATACTATGAAAAATGCATTTACAGAAAGATTCAAAAGAATGACGACTGACAAATACATTATAAATGTAGACACAATCGGTGATTTTAACGACTTCGACGAATTCAAAAACTTCTTGGTTAGATATCCATCGTATGTACGTTTTTTAGAACTAGTATACCGCATTTTTAACATGAAACCATGGTTATTTCCTCTGTATATTTCAACATTTTCGTACAAACATTATATAAATTTAAATCAGCATGAAAATCAGCATGAGCATGAAATAGAAATAACAATAGAAAAGATAAGTATCAGCAATATCTTCAAGAAGTTTCATGTTAACAATAAAATATCAATGAAATTGCTAGACAAAAATGGTTATTTGTTGTTATCAATCAATAATACACCTTTTATCGATTTAGGTCATACTATAATGTATAATGATCTTATTAAAATATTAGAAGAAAGACCGAAAGCGATAATAAATATATTAATAATGCTAATATTAACTCTTGCAGATTGACGTATTTAATTATGAACTCCTCAAAAGTTTTTTCTCCCTGACCTATTTTCTCCCCTTAAACGAGCTGAATATTGTTACAGCTTGGTGGAGCTACATGTCAACTTCTTAAGGAGCTTTAACAGCTTTTTTAAGAATTTGTATTCCTTCCCGTCATTGCCCATCATACTTCTTATTGTGACGGTCAGTGGGAAAATAGTCATTTTCTTTTCTAACAGCTGTTCATTTATATGTTAGTTTGTTGATTATTTATTTAGAGTGAATTTGGAAAAGGTGGTAATATGACCCCACTCAATATAAACCTCAATATAAATCCACTCACAGGGGTCGAAATAATAATAACGCTACTTTTAGCAATAGCCACATACGATGTATATACTAAAGTAAAAACAACAAAAACAAAACATTTACACGAGATATTAAGTCTTGAAGCAATTGCAATAAAATCAACAATTATAGACATGTCACGGTTTGCTCTATTATGGGTAGCCATGATCTTATCATTAATTAGTATAATATGGTCTACTAAGTTATCTATAGTGTTCGTAGCAGACTCGCTACAAAGTCCTTTATCTACTGGCATTGAAATCGCCCTTTTCCTGCTTTTATTTGTTAATGTCACATTCATCCGTTATTTCTTTAACAAATACGGAGCCGTCTACAAATTGCCACTCGCATTTTTAGTGAGAAATAATATTAAACAGTTCCTAGCTAAACGTCCAGAAATGGTTATAACACTAATGGCTTTTCCTATAGCATACGCCATAACAATTATCTACCTTTTGACGCTACTCATAAATGCTCCATCACTTTTATCAAAAGAGGTTGTAGGTATAGTCACTGTACTTCTGCTCATTGAGGTTCTACCTAACAAAAAATATGATAACGCTATTAATCTTGTAGAAAAAATTTGGAGTATAAGAATGAAGTGAAATAATTTTTCTTTACTTTCTTTTTGGTCTCTATTTTCTGTGATACTCATATTATTTCTTTTCCCCTCCCCGTTTCTTTCTCCTCGGCTTCTTTCGTGTTGTCGATAATTTCAAACAGCTGTTTAAAAGCTTAAATATTCGCCTACCGAATGTTGTTGTAAGGGTCGAAAAATGATGGAAGAGTTAATGGAAAAAATTAAAGAATTCCTAGATGGAAAGAACGCAGAATATAATATAGGTCAGCCAGAAGAAACTGTAAATGACACGACATTAGTAGAAATTAAGTTGGGGAAACCTATAGAGTTAACAGAAAACGAATACGAAAAGTTAAGCGATCTTCTAAGGTTCTTAGGTTTTCGTCCTACTGACATATGGGAAAACCGGGTAAATGATTCCTTGAATTATAGAAGTTATAAAGGCGTTGACGAGTTCCTAGACAAGAACAACGACCAGGTGCGTATATATTATACTAAAGTTTCAACAGGTGACGAAACTACATATTTTGTTAATAAGATAGAGTTTGAGACTGAGGAAAATATACAGAAATATTTTAATGAGCTAAAGAAATATGTGAACGAACTTTTCTAATCTAAGCTAATTTTTCGTTTCTCTACACTGTCCTTAACCCCACCTGGGTCTGCTTCTTGCAGACTGACAGTACCCTCAAACATCTGTTTTATTTAAATACTAGCACCTATAATACTTTATTGAGGAAGGATGGTTAAGGCTTGGTTTGACCAGTTAGATTTTGATGTGATAGAAGATATAGAATACACTCGCGACGGAAAACCTGTAAAACCCTACGTGTCCTCATTTCATATTGTTACAAAGGTTCGATACGACGGTAAATACAAAGAATTAGATGTTATGGTCTTTCCGCAAAAGAATAAGATATTGATAGGATATCTGAAGGACGGTGAGTTTGAGGTCGTTGACGCAAAACTCTATGATTCAAGTGTTGGAATGGTGTTTGATGACCTGCTTGACACACTTACCCCAATTACTAAAACAGTTCAAGAGAAAATACAGGAGGAAATTCAAGAGCTTAGTAACAATCCTGATAATGACGTATTGCCTAATATAACGCAGACCTTAAGGGTATACGGGACGATATTTAATGAAAATCCTTACGGTGAATATGTAGGTAATGTCACTATCAAACAGTATGTAGGCACCAGCGTTGAGACGGAGCATAAAGTTGCTGAAGAATCGTTTGAGGTGAAAAAATCAAGTGATGGGGAACTAGAAGCAGTAGAATATGATCACGGGAAAGAGATATTCAATCCAGTTTACCAGGAGATGTTAGACACCTTAATTCCCTCTAAAAGCGAGTTCGAAGATCTTATTGGACTTATAAAGCAGGCGATAAGGGAGGGTAAAGCTGAATATGATGATAAGAACCTAATTTAGCCTCTAAAACAGCTGTTTAAGTTAAATATTAGGACGAATAATATTTTTCCCGAGGGAATATGACAAAACACTGGCTGGAGATCTTCGATATAAAACCCTGGTTTGAGGCTTTCGACTTCCATATAAAAGTAAATATTAGGTATACAAACGAGGAAGGGCAGATCAAGCCATACTTGTCAGCATTTTCCGTTAGCCTTGACGCACTTTATCCTCACTTACAAACTATAACAATCGCGGTTTTTCCACAGAGCGATAAGTTAGAACTACTATATGGAAATTCATACAATTACGTCATTGCTAAAGTACCTATCGAATATGCCGGACTGACATCCCATTTTATGCCGGTCGAAGAGACGCTCGACCATATAAATCTACCGGACTATGTGAAGGACTATTTGAAGAGAGTGTTGAAGCTAATACTGGACAAATTCTATGTCCGTGATGATCCGTTGAAGTTTCTTTCCGCTCTTAACCAGGGTGACACAAATGCTCTTGACGAACTGCATAAACTAATACAGACTATACATATTTATGGAACGATATATGACAAAGGGGACAATCGGAAAGACATAGGTAAGGTCAGTATTTACGATTATTTCGCTATCAATGGTAAAACAGAATACAACGATATTTACGATTATTTCGACAGCGTCGACTACGATGAAGCTGAACAATATGTCACTAAAAAATCATTTGTGATACAAAAATCAAGTGATGGGGAACTAACGGCAGTTGAAAAAGTCGGTGACAGAGAACTGTTCAATCCGACTTACCAGACAATGTTAAGTGTTATAATCCCCTCTAAGACGGAGTTTGAAGACCTTGTTCAATTCGTAAAGGATGTGATAAAGGAGAAAGGCGAAGCGGAATACGGTGATAAGAATGCAGTTCTCTAAAAACAGATGTTTAAGTTAAAATTGGGTCGTTCACTGCTCCACGTCTTCTATTTAAAAACAAACTGGTAGAAGGTAATGATATGGGAATATTAGAAGAAGTCCAAAACGCACTATCCTACTACCAGAGGACTGCCGTCGATGAAAACGACACATTATACCTGCATAACATATATTCCCAACTATACTACATTCTATCAGTAGAGAATAGACCTCTGAATAGTGACGAATTCGACAATCTATTGAAAGCGTTAGGGATAAACGATACCACGATGTTAGTCCAAGAGTACCAGAACCTATCCGAAGACCAGAAAAAGCAACTGTTGATGCAAATACTGGGAATGATAGAGAACGTTATGAGAAATATACACACTATGACTAACTACTAATTCTCTCGAAACTCATTCTTTTAAAGCCAATATTATTTTTCATTATTTTTCATCTCTCATGTTAACTCTTGTTTCAGATCATGCGGGAAGTCGTAGTTTTTAAACAAACTAGGACAAGATGATAGTATGAATCCGTTTAGTGTGAACCCACCTACAATTGAAATGACACTATTCCCATTAGGCAGTTTACTAGTTGTAGTCATAACTACGTTATTAATGTATATTCTATACATTACAATAAAAAAATGTGAATCTAAAATAACATGTCGTGAGAAATTAAGTCCTGGAATGATTGAGTTAAAATCGGTGATTGCTGTCATGCCACGCTTCTTTTTATTTTTTGTAGTAATGACTTCACCATTATCTATCTTAACTATGTCTACTATGATGTCTATAGCATTCGTCATAGGTTCGCTACTAGGCAAGATACGGAGTACTCTACCTGCTGATGTTGAAATTCTGGTCTCTTTTCTGTTTTTTGTTGTTAATATTATACTTGTGCATTATTTCTTTAGCAAATACGGTTCTGCATATAAATTACCATTTGTAGTTTTCAGAAGAAATGACATCAAACAGTATTTTAAAAGGCACAAAGACCTTCGTATTAAACTCCTTTTTATATATATGGTATTAGCATCGGGTTCTGTAACATATGGCATAACAATTTTCAACCTTTTAACGAATCTCGCAACTTCACGTTCAATTATATCAACAATTGATACAAGCATAGTTATTACACTACTACTCGTTTATGTCATATTTAACAAAAAATATGAGAATGTTTTCAAGCTTGCGAAAAAAATATTTGGAATAAAGGAGTGAACTTCTTTAAATTGGAAGGAGGTCTAAGCCTATGAGAGTTGAACTTGTATCATATACAAAAGACGGAGAAAAGATAATTGCGATAGCCTCAAAGATGAGTAGGTCTAGGAAGGGTTGGGACTATCACTGGCAAAATATGACCGATGAAGAAATAGAGGAATGGATAAGGGATGCAATAGTTCACGGATATTGGTCTGTGCTTGAACACAGTGTATACACTTTCTCGCTTGAAGGTATTTCAAGAGTAGCGTCACACCAATTGGTCAGGCACCGTATCGCTTCGTATACTCAAATGAGTCATCGCTTTGCAAAAACCAGTCGATGAATATTATCAGCCTGTTATACCGCCTTCTACTAAGAATCGGGCTAGGCAAACTGTAGAGGAAGCGTATAGAGAAGCATATAACCACTATTATAAACTCCTAGAAGCTGGTGTACCTGAAGAAGATGCCCGTTACGTTTTACCGAACGGTGTCAACACGAACATTGTTGTGACCATGAACGCACGAGAACTTTACAACTTCTTTGCCCTGCGTTTGTGTTCAAGGACACAGTGGGAGATACGTCAGGTGGCGTGGAAGATGCTCGAAGAAGTGAAGAAAGTACATCCTAGACTATTCCGTTATGCTGGGGCTAACTGTATTATCCACGAGAACTTTATACGTGACACGCCGATAACCCTAGACGAACTTAACGAGAAGACGGAGTTTATATCGATGCGTTGTATAGAAGGAGTCCCGAAAGAAGGGATTTATAAATGTATACAAAACGCAAGAACTCGTTCTAGTTAACGAATAAGTCTAATTTTTCCTTTTCTTTTCTCCGTTTTTCATTAGTCAAGTTCTAGGGTGAAGGGGCAACTACTAATTCTAACAGCTGTTTGAGAGTGAACGAAAGACCGACCCCTTAAAACCGAACTTTTCCGTGCAGGTAGGAACCCAGACATGGTGGATACGGATATGTTTTCAGATAGTTGTTCCACGCCTTCTTTTCGTCTCCAGGGTTTCTCATCTCCTCCACCAGCTTCCTAACNANGNCTTTATTTAGTAGAATTCGGTATAACTATAGTNCCTTTCCTTGTTACATATTATGTCGTCTCCCTTAATTTTCTCAATCTTATTGCAGAAAACGAACAGTATATTGTCACTCATGAAAGCCTTCACATTCTCTGAAGTGATCCTAAGTTCAATAGGAATAACTGTATTGTTCTCTTCGAGTACTAAGCCACAAAACACTACACATTTATCTTTATCTTCATCCCTGAAAAGGTGCAGTGAAATTAGTATACGTGGGTTTTCAGAGAAGGGAATATCTCCAAAGTATACTATTGCCGGGGTACCCTCTNCAGTCTCTCTAACGAAAGGTATGCGTAAGCCTAGATTATTTATTGCTACCCTGAGTTCGTCCGGATTTTCAGTATTGNNAAAACTAAATTTCATTTCTATCAGACCCCAATACAATCTCTTCATTTGATTTTCTTTTAAAGCCAACAAGTAGAAATATTGTANNANNANTAATATTTTATTTACCCCGTTTATATCTGTGGTTCTTTTTTATACNAGTAGCGATATTTTATTTACGTAGATATTTATTGAGACAGTTCTTATATTTANAGTGATATTTTCCCTATCAAATTTTATTCTATGCTACGAGTNATAATAATATCTCTCACTTGTAAAAGATTTTCAATAATAATATTTTACATGTTTTGTTTTTGCTCAATAACATGCCAAATTCTCAAAATGTTTCGATTTTNNTAGCCAAACTATTTGGTTGAGGGAAATCGTGAATACGTAGAACTATGGTTAAGGTAAATTAAGCAGTTTTGAAGGACTGGGAACTAACCTATTATACTAATTAAATATAAACAAAAACATATTTTCAAAAAGCCGACTTCTTCCCCTGCCANGGCAGGTCTTTCAGTCCCTGGCACTGAATCTATGATGAATGCGTCAACCGTATCTTGAAACTGTGAACGCGGGGATGTTTAAACACCAGAGTCCTCAGGACATTGTATGTAAGCTTTTTGACATGCCTCTCTTTTCTGTATGTATACTCTACAATAAAGCGACCAAAACCTATTTTGTAGTCTTGTTGTTTTTTCTTTTTCTTCTCTTCTGACTTAGATTTTGCATCAAACTTCGGAAAAGCCTCATAAACCTCTCTTGCCTCTTTCCTACGTTGTTTTTTCTTTTTCTTCTCTTCTGACTTAGATTTTGCATCAAACTTCGGAAAAGCCTCATAAACCTCTCTTGCCTCTTTCCTGCGGTTGTCTCTTAGGAGAAGCAGTATTACTGCTATTTTGATAACGTGTATATTATTGATTTTTGAGAACTTATCAAGTAGATTTAGGTAGCCGTACTTATGCAGAAGATTGTATTTGTACTCTTCTATGAACTTTCTGCGTATTTCTGCTTTCGCTTTTATTTCAGCTTCTGATAAATACAGTTTATGATTTAAAATATAATTCAAATTCTTTATCGTATTGGATAGTTTTTGTCTTGCGTTATCCTCATCGTCCTGAGTGAAATTCAGAATAATTGGTATGACAGAGTCAAATTCAACGTTACAGTACTTTATAGCAAAAGCACCGATGATATACAGCTTTCCTCTTATTTTGTTGTTGGCAATTACTTTTTCTGCAATTGTTGTAAAGAGAGCTTTTTGTGTAGAATTTGTAATTAAAATAGATAGTCTATACGCGAACGTATAGTAATTTTGTTTTCTTTCAAAAAACTTTGTAGGAAGAGTACCAATACCTCGGTTTGGTAAGAGAGCGTAATGGTGTTGGTAATGAGAATAGAGTTTATCGGCTTTAGATTCTTTTTCTAGTCCTTCCGTGTTAGTAACTAAAAACATGTCGTAGTCATAGTCAATAACTTCCCCCGTATCCGCACAGACGGTGTAGATACCGTCTGTGATGATTTCTTTACAATTGTCTGTTTGAGTTAGACTGATTTGGTTATGAACGATAGCTTCTGTCATACTGAGTCTCAGTCATAAACAGCTGTTTAAAAATATTTAACACCATTAACAGGGTAGTATCCTTGACAAAACAAACGGCAAGCATAGCCCCTTCTAGGGGAGGACGTCAGACGGAGCTAATTATCCTTGAGAAAGAATACAAGAAGATGATGAGGAAAAAAGGCAGGGTAAAAATTAATTTGATTTACTATTTCTTCTGACTTATATACTCTAGTACTTTCTTTAAATGTAAGTCTTGTTTCTCTCTATTGCTTATTTCCAAGGCTATTTTTATTGCCCTTAACAATGTGTCCCTTTGCTTTCTCAGTTTTTCGTTTTCTCTTTCGAGTCTTTCTATCTTTTTCTCTAAGACTGTTATGGTATCTAGTGCCTTTCTATATTCAATTTCTAGTTCTGTATTTCTCTGAATGATGTCTTTTATTGTCATGTTATTCCCTAGTCTATATGTTTTTAGTTGATATTTTAAGCTTTCTGTCAAACGAGTTAGGATGATACTGAGGGTAAGAAAGAGAAGTGGAAATAGACATTAGAAGAAGGAGAGAGAAATGGATTAGGTTAGGGGCTAAAAATAGAAAGGATAAAATAAAAAATAACGTAACTTGGTACCGTTATAACCGTTATAACCTTATTTTCTCTACTTTAGCAACAGGAACGTTCTCTTTTTCTAATTCTCTCCTTACAAAATCCTTGATTGCTACTCTGATAGCTTCTGACCTATACATGTTATTTCTTATTGCATATCTGTCTAATAGTTCCAATAGGTCTTCTTCTACCTTAAATGTTACGACTCTCATTTTTCCCCGGTTTAAGTATTACTCTTGGTTGGTATTTAAGCTTTCTGGCTAACGAGTTAGGACGAAAGGGCGAGACGGTTAGAATGACTCTGTATAACAGCTGTTTCATAAAAAATGGGGGTTCAAAGCAGGTGGAAAGCCTCGTCCCTTAGTGCTGGGTAGCTCAATTGGTTAAGAGGACAAAAGTTCACGCTCTAACTTGTCTAATTTGTCCCTCGCAGTATCAATAATATATCCTACTTGGTTTTCCATCGAATCTATGAGGTCTTCCACCACATTATCTTCTACTTTGTAATGTTTACCGTTAATTTTTACGTTTTTCCCTTCAATACGAATAAAGTAATCATGTGACTTTACCCCTGATTGCAAAACCAATTTTATTACGTCAGATAGAATCTGTCTTGAATATTTATTGAAATCCATCTTAATTTTGAAAACTTCTTCAGGTTCACCGTCACTTTTTCTTTTTTTAATAGTGAGCGATTTTAGAAGAGAATAAAAACACTATAAATGTATTCTGGAGAATCTGCCTCATAGAAATGTAACTTAGGGGTTCTATGCCTGTATGCATAATCTATGAAAACTTTATCAAAATCTAACGTAAAATGATGGGATGAGAAATCTTTTTTGATATAGGAGAGTATTGTATGTACAAGTTTGCCTATTAAATTTGACATTTTATTTTTGTCTGCTTCCATCTCTTCCCCGTTAACGTTTAGTACAAAGATATCTTCAACAAATTTTTTCATAACGTATTTTAACTCCACTGAATTACCAAACTCGCTTAAAATCTTCCCAATCTGCTTTGAAAGATTAGAGTTATCGGTATTCTTATTAACCAGTTCAAAGTTTCCCGAAAAGCGGTCTTCTATGCTTACCTTATAACCAGTCTGGTTTATAGTGAATGTAACGCTACCTCCAAGGTAATTTAACCTAAGGGTTAATATCTCTCCTGGAACTTTGTTGTAGCGGATATAAGATCCAAGCACATTGTTACTTAACAAATGCTCATTTTCCGTCAGTTCCTGTTCCTTCTTTTCCTTTTCGCCCCAGAACTCCTGAGACATTCTGCCCTCCATTTTATACTCTCAAACAGCTGTTTAAAAATGTTCTGCCATGAACCGCAGGGTAGCACGAATGATTTCCTCACTGATTGAAAACCTTAGGTATCAAGGAGCTGAGAAAAAGAGTGTAAAGCAAAGGAAAGAACGGAGCGAATAATATAAAAATAAGAAATGTATAATATAGGGGGAGGGGAAAAGAGGTGGGTCGTTCAATCAATATATCTTCTTCGGAGGTTAATAAACCTTTTGCTCAAATAATTTATGATGTAAAGGGAGAAATTATAAGGACTTTTGGAATTTTGAGGAAAAAATTACTCGGAGTAAAGGACGTAATCGACCTTATAAACATACCGGCGTGGATAAAATCGCGTCTAAAGGACGAGAACGGTAGTGTAGAAGTATTAGAAGAAGGATACGGGAATAGAATACTCATAATTAAACTGGAGGATCCAGTGACCGATGACTGGACTAAGAAACAGAGAAAAACGGCTTTCGTTATCTATTTCTCATTTCAAACTTCAAAGCCCGTCGTACCTGCTCAACTACCATGGAAACTCAATCAGATCTACAAAATTGTCAATAAACTGCGAGCCAAAGGTTATCATGTTTTCCCTGGAATCGTTGCTTTTTCATTCACTCAAGGAGCCAAAGAAATACTAAAGAAACATAAAGTAGAAGCATTTACAACGCTGGACTCGGTAAAACAATGGATATATAACAAGATAATTTTCAGATTACAAAAATTAGTTGAAATAGCAAAATTCACATTTAAATTTGACAAGATATTTGTCTTTCTCAGGTCGATCATTCAGGAGCTGGGCTATGATATCCCAGACCAGCTCCTTGAAGTTTGGGCATTAAAGCCCAAGTTCCCGGAGCGTTGAAAAAGGCAGAGGGTCTGTCATCTAATTCTATCAACTATTTTTCTCAGTCTTGTAATAAATATTCAGAGGACATTAAACTTCAAAATTAATTTCAAAATAATTCTTCTACCTTTTATAAAATTCTTTACAATTCAATCTTGTAAAGTTGTGACTTATTACAAAATTTTCACATAGAACTACACTATTTTCATTTTATTTCTTTATATTAACAGAAACTCTGGAAAGACGTGAACAGAAATAAATTACAATTATTAAGGGAATGAACAGATATTTTTCCTAAAATAACGTGTTTTATAAAGAGAAATTTTTAGGATAAGGGCAAAAATTAACGACGTGAACAGAACCAGGGTGACTGTTGCACGTATATAGTATACTGTAAAAGTAACTATATCTAATAATCTAATCTAATATAAGGAACTACTAGGACGAGCTACTGCAAAGTACGTAGTTTTTAGTAAAGGCAGTACACACTACAGCACACCACTGTACGCTACAGCACTCCAACCTGGCTTTAACACACCCTTACTTTTTGTTTATTATATTAAGGGGTTAATTTCGCCGAGTTGTTACTTTTTCACTAAGTCTCTTAGTCTAGTGATAAAAATTAGGATAAAGTTATAAATTGAGTTTTGCATATATTCAAATTATGAAAAACATTTCGGGAAACAAGTATAATAATACTATTGCTCCTATGACAGAGGAAGAGTACGTAAAAGCGAGGGAATTCTATAAGTTTCTAGTAAGTATAACCAAGTGCAACAATGGGATCTTGACAATCGACAGGGAGAAGCTGATCGATATTGCATCTGCTTATATGGACTGTACTCCCATTGAGGCATACAACATACTGCTGAAGATGAAATCTTACGGCTGGGTAATTGCTTTAGATAAAGACTACATTGCAGTTAAGGTCTGACTTTCTTTTCGCGAGTGTTCTCCGCTCGGTTCTGTCTCAGCGGGCTGAGGTTGTCTGGCTATCCCTAAAACAGCTGTTTGTGGATTCATTTTCATGATCATCCCAGCTCACTCGCCAAACTTGTATCGCCCTTTTTTGAATCATTAACTTTTTATCTGAATTTAACTTAGATTTAAACTGACCCATATATCACACCTCTTTTTTCTGATTTGTGACGAAGACGGAAAAACGGATTATGACGAGAGGAGTCCCAACATCCTCCTCTCCTTTTCCATATTTTCTTAATATTCGAGCTTCCCGTCGCGGTTCTGTCCAACTCGTTAGAGATTTAAATAACAGCATGGAGGAGTAGAAACTGGGGTTTAAGATGATATTAGCAATAGGCTATAACCCAATAATCGAGAAACTTCAAGACATCACTGGTTACATAATATACCCAAGGTTCTTCGACGACAAGAAGACATTACTCATAGACAGGAATTATAAGAGATACCTTAAGGAGCTTTGGTTTAACAAGAACAGGATAGAAGTAGCGTTGTACCCTGACAATATTGACTACCTCCTTCCAGTCCCAAAGGACATAACTTACGTCGTTCCTATTCATACCCTGAGTCAGTTAGAAATTGCCGACAAGCTTACGGAAAATAACTATAAGGTGATAACTGGGTACGCCTCAGACCAGAAGTACAGGGACTATACCATTGACGACTTCATCAAGGCGTCTAAATACAAGAATTGGTACCTGGGCATTTCCACCAAACATGAGCTGAAAGAAGCCATGCTCTATTCATTCGATTACGGAGACATCACGTTAATGTTGCTCGGTAGATTCCAGCAGTTAAAGGACATTAACTACGTGAGGAGGAAGCTGAAAGAACTGTCACAACTGGTAAGCAGGCATGGAAAACAACTTACTCTGTTCGATTTTTCACAAAGCAACGGCACCTCGAACCTCTAGCGGGTTTTTTATCATACTCTCTCCTAAACAGCTGTTTTAGAGTTTCTGCTCACCTGCTCGCCCGTCGCAGTTCTGCTAACCTGTTAGGCAGAAAATTTATATACCAGACTGCAAAGAGTATAAGTGGGGATAAAAAAATGTCAACCCCACAAACACAAACCCAACCTCAAACCCAAGCACAAATTCCAAGATACGAGAACTGTCTTCTTGTCACGAGGCATAAGCTCTTAGAACAACAGGAAGAAGACCTAATGAAAATTTGTAATAAGGTGTCAAGAGTGGAAATGCTCCCTGTAGATCTCAATGAACTAAAGAGAACGGTGGATTTCTATGATGCAGTGATTGGAATAGTTCCTTTACCGCTCCAAGTACAAATATTACAAATGAAGAAACCGGTTTTGCTTTTCGAAATGATAGCAATAGGTACAGCAAAAACACATGAGGAAGCGGAAGAGATGTTAGCAAAGACAGGGAAGCAAGGGATAATCCTTCCCCCAGTACGTAGCGGAGAACCGTTCCGGGTATCAGTATATAAGGGAGTGATCTTGGTGAAAGAAATAAAAGTTGTTGATGAACCAATCATACAACACTGGTAAGTGATCAAGATGAACTGCCTAGAATACTTGAGCGAAAAATATAACCTAAGGGGCTATAGTCCCGATACATATCTAATTTTGATAGAAGCAACAAATTTGTCACCAGATGAGTGCGAAAGCTTATTTGCCTATGCAGAAGCCACATACGGTTAAAAGCCAGCCCGTTTTTTTATGCTCTGCTCTCTCAAACAGCTGTTTGAGAATTTTAGCTTGCCTGCCCGCTCCTGCCCGCTCGGATGTTTCTTCATAACCTGTTAGGCAGAAAATTTATATATCAAACCGACGAAGTATAAATGTGGTGGTAATATAATGAGATGTTTTAAGGTTCAGGAGGTAATTTGCGTAGATGAAGAAGAAAAGATCATGATAAACCTTACAAGGAGAAAATATAAAATTTTAAAGGACGAGGAATACTTCAAATTAATAGAGGAGTTAGAGAAGTACGGTAAAGAGTTAGAAGTTTTCGTCATAGCAGATCATCGGTACTTTCCAAGGACTTATTATGCTATTTATAGTATCAAGGTCGGTACANCNATATACTANTATTTTNTGGANNTTTANGACGGTAGNAGTGCANNNTATTCNTATNNTTTNTGNAAGNNAAGNAANGAATGNGAGAGTANCATTAATGACTTAGAAGAAGANAACATAGCGATGNNNTAATTNATTTTTTCTTTTTTGTTTTCTCTCTAAAACAGCTGTTTGAGGTATTTTTGTGTGTTATACGCTTTGATGTTGTTCAACTTCTAACGAAACTTGTTAGGTGTTACGGCTTAAATATTATTTACGACAAGAGAGTATANGAGGGCAAAATGACCAGATCAGTAGGGTTTTTATGTGATACGTCAGAAATTTTTTTAAACATAGATGATGAAGTTGTTATCATTAAATTTAATAATAATAGAAAAATCATCGACATTGATATCGACNTAAAGAGTANATANAGNGATTATTCGAATGAATGTAGGGAAATTAAAGAAGTGGAGACGGATATAGAGGAATTATACTCAGCAAAATACTATCCTAGAACATATTATACAATTTATAGGGTTGTTGTACAACAACCTAAAATAAAGCTATATTTAATGGAAAAGTTTAACGGAACCACAGGTTTAATCGTGTTCTTCTCTTGCAGAACTTTCAGAAACTGTATTAGAAAAATNGATAANTTTGAAAAATAGTCATTTTTCCTTCTTTGCGTATAGTACTTTCCCGTGGATTTTCAACACTCCGGTTCTGTCATACTCTGCTAACGCGTCTAGATACTCTTTATACGCGTCGACAATATAATCTACTCTCTTGTGCATCCTTTCCAAGATCTTTTTCTGTTCATCTGTTAACTTATGTTCAACCATTTGGGATTCACTATTAACTATACTTCTGTCGAACAATTTATAACTACATTTCGCTCCACATTCCCGTCGCCATNANGACNTATATTATGCTCATCACTTCTCCGAACNACGATAAGAAATCGATAATTAANGAGAGGTCTNNGACAAACAGCTGTANTGGNGGAGCGATGAACGGTAGTGATATNCTGGACGTCATAGGTATCAGTATAGCGGTAAAATACACTAAAATGCTNTNGAAGCTNTTGAAGATGAACTGAAGTAGTAAGTAAATGAAGATTATTTGCATAGTACTCATTTGTTGTTGAGACAAGTTGAGCAGGTAATTTCTNGTGAANAACGCAGAAATAGTNGCAAGTCCTGCTATTACTCCTCCTGCTATTATGCCTGCACCTTGAAATATACTCCCTAGAATGTGTTCTAGAAATAGCACTAGATTGAACGACAGCAATGTTGAGATATAATTTGCAAGTGTGGGGTTCGTTGAATATTCGTTGAAATTAATCAAGGTCACTAGCAAGTCGACTAGAAAAGTCGAATATATTATACCCTCATTTATCTTGTAGAAAACGGTCGCAAGTGAACCTATCAGTCCCATAAGGAGATTTTAGACCCTGGAATTAAAAAACATATGTTTTAGCTCCAAGGGCTGGGGGGGGGGTAGGGAAGGCCCTTGCTATGGAATGGAGAACCCAGTATTTAAATACCCTTTTTATCAAAAGTTCTCTTATGCTTACCCAAAAAGAAATGGTTTCGGCAATTTATAATTGTGTTAAGAAACGTGAAAAACATCTTATTGACGAAAAAGCTTTCTTAATTTCCCTCTCTGTAGGAATCCCTATAGACGATTTTTATGAGGTAGATGGACGTCTTACTTATCGCGGTTTATCAAGCGTTTATGATGTTGACTGCGGGAATTATTTGTCTATAATAGATAAATACGATGAGAAAACGATTTTAGGGGCTTCTCTGTACATGTTTAACCTAATAAGGAGAGGAGTACGCGGGAAGTTAAACGAGAAAGCCTCAAAATTACTCTCGGAACTTAATCTATTCCAGGGCTATTCTTAATTTCTTTCATAACCTCTTCTTTATTCAACAGACCCTCAAGTTATTTTTTCAAATCAGCGTGGATCTTCGAAAAAAGATAATAACCTAAGGAGTCCTTTGAGGGCATAGGTGTCGTGTCGGCAACTAGTGCGTGTAATAATGCTCCGCTCAGCTCAGATATATAAGGGAATACTTCTTTTTTCTTTATATACACCAAGATAGGCATCCCCAAAAACACTACTAGGAAATTTGCGGTGTCGAATATATCTTTAATCGTGGAATCCTCATTCGTGTTAGTCTTTTGCAGTTTCGAATATACTGTTGTTACGAAGCGTAAATACAACGAATAATAAGCGGTTATTAGGAAATTAGGGTTATCAGAATTTAATACCTCTTTGTAGAACTCCTCTTCATTTTTCTTCAACACGTCAATAAGTTTTTGTAACCTGTCCATTGTCATATTAACATATTCTTCTATGGTCGCATTCTTCATTCCTTTTAGAACCTTATAATATTCCTCTAAAAGGAGAGGAATGTTAGCTAACATAGTTACAAATCTAATATCGCAATGTAGTATATTTAACTTTTGAGCAGTTCTTGATTTTTCAAGTATAAAGCCTTATCCGATTATAATCCTGTGATATCTTTATCACTTTTCTCTTTTAAACTAAATAAATACCCTACATAATGAACAAATAAAGTGGCAAGATAGTCCTCATATGCCGGAATATAACCATGATATTCATGTAATATAATTTTTCCAATCACCCCTAAATATTCAGACATATATTCCTTATTATACACCCTGACTACTGGATATGTTCCCTTCTTGATATCGATTTCAATATATTTTACCTTTTTTATACTATCTAGGTAAGGATTATCTACGATTATAGATTTGTTTTTTATCTTATCTAGATAAGGATAGTCTGTGATTATATATTTGTTATCCTCAGCTTCAGCTATGATGAACTTCGATTTCCAGTAACGTTTTATACTGAAATCTGTTGACCTTTATATGTATATCTTCATCTACATCCTTTAGGTATATGTCGTCTACTCCTTAACTCCCCATAAAGGTCTGTATCTCTTCTAACTATTTCTAATGTCCTTTTTCTTAACTTACGACGTCTCAATTCTAACGTACCGTCTTTTTTCCATATTATTTCTTCACTACATATATACCCCTCTTTATACCCCGCATATTCTTCCCCAATTTTTACGTTATGTCCGACATCTATGTACCCTCTACATGCCCTAAACTTTCCTTCAAAAACCTTATTTTCTTCTAAAAATTTGCAAAGGAAATATGTTCTTTTCATTTTTGTTCCAACCTTGTTTCAGTTAAAATCTTTAAAACGTCATATGTACTGCTAGAAACAGCATTAATATCCCCAACAACGTTGCTAACCCATTAGCAAACGGGTTGTTATAGGAGAAATGTGCTAAAGCTATCCTCTTCCACCTTCCGTCGACCTTATGGTAAAATCCCCTTCTCAGTGAAGATGTCTAAGAGCATGTGAGAAAGCCCTGCTACAGCTCCGTCCATGAAAGTTATCAGGATAAGCATGATAGGTGAATGAAATACGAAGTGTAAAGCGAGGGCAAACGGTACTGAACCCAGCAATCCCCAACCAATGCTCCTCGGTATTGTATGAGTTGTTGGAGTCCTCGAGATATATTCTCCCTTTATTTCATGTCCCAGAGTATCAATAACGTTGTTTATGAATATGGAGAGAACTCCAGCGTTTACTACGAGTAGAGGAGAGCCACTCAGGAGAATGAAGTTAAGCAGTGTTAACAAACCAAATGAAAATATATAATGTGTTCTTAACTGCATCCTTTATCCCCACTTATTTCCTTATAATAATATATTTAAAAGTATGAACATGACTCCAACCAGTTAGGTATTTCTCTTGGTCAGTCTCAGACCAGTATGTTGGCTTTGCCAGTGAGTGCTTAGCAAATCACTCAAACATATGTTTTAAATATCTGTTTACCAACGATATACATAGGAGGATAGAAGTGGAAAGAATACTAGATGAAGGATTCTTAGATGGGAGGGCAGTTATAGAAGAAGTATTTCGTACGAATGTCGGAGATGGTACCGTCTACGTATACAGAATAGAGCCTGATGAGTATCATAGTGGCGACATAGACTTTACTGATTTCTATATTGCAACATACGATACTAGTGGCAATCAAGGAGAAATATGGGGTTGGGGTGAAACTCCTAAGGAAGCACTGAAAAATGCGGAAAGGAAGTGGGGTGAAGAAGAAATAGCTAAAATGCGAGAGAATCCAACAATGGGATATTTCAACCCCTTTTTACAGGCTTTAAAAACGTTAAAAGAAAGGATAAAAGAAAATATAAAAGAAACATTAGAACCAGTGTTAGATGAGGTAAATGTAACGGAGGAAGACTTGGAAGACATACTCTTTGAAGACTTAGAAAAGTATGAATACTTGACCGGAGAGACAGTTGGAATACTAGATGTACGAGGAGTATTCCGTGATAATGTCGGAGATGGTATTGTCAGGGTGTACAGTATAAGCGATTCTATCGCATACAATAATAAATTACCCTTTTCTGCTGACTTCTATATTGTGACGTTATCTTCCTCAAATGGGGCTGGTATTATGGAAAAAACGTGGGGTTTAGGTGCCACTCCTGAAGAAGCACTTGAAAATGCGGAAAGGAAGTGGGACGATCTAACAGGTGGATATCTCAACCCGTTTACAAAAACTTTAGAAATGTTAAAAGAAGAGGAAAACGAAGAGGACAACAATGTATTGCAAAACTATTAATTTTAATATATTCTAGAATTTCACGCTTATCGATTCCTGCTTCTCTGATACTCTCCTTTCAAGGGGTTGAGTCGTTCAGTAATTTAAAGCAAACATGCTAAGTTTATACATATGAGAAGTGGTTACAAGAAAAAGATTAGGAGAGTTAAGACACATAACCACGACCTATACATATATTCCTTCCCGTGGGAGTGCTACAAATTCAACCAAATAGGCGACGATGTTTACGAATTATTCCAAGCTGACTGTCACGACCCTGAAGCCAAAAGAAAAGGGGAGACCGTGGTAACGCTGAACGTTAAAAAGAGAGGTATTTATTACGTCCTGATGTTTCCGGAGAAGATAGTAATCAAACTAGCGAAAGAAGAACATAGATACACTGTGACTAATTTACTCTTTCTCCCCAGAAAGGTCTACGACTTACAATTCGACGACCAGAACCTTACTCTGAGATACGTATATCCTTCTGGCAAAAAAGTAGGCAGTGTAAAGATCAAATTGCCCAAGCCGATTACGTTTGAGAGAGACAGAAAAGATGAGTACAGTATACTGAAGTTCTGGAAGGCAGAAGATTACGAGGTTTTGAAAAAAGAAGTCCAGGGAAAGGTGAAAGTTGTTGCGAATAAATGATTACATAAAATTAAACGACACAAACCCGGAGGACGCACTGCTGAAAGTAGATTACAACACGCTGTTACCGATGTTCGACAGATACTACACACAGGTGTATGAGGGCAATGTAAAGTTCATCGATTTCCCCTACATGGAGAAACAATACGCCGAACTATCTAGAAAATATTACATGGAAGGTATCGCAGACCTCACGGTACTCATGATGCACACGATATACCAAATAGCGATAGACAGAAAGGAACATAAGTTCGAAAAAATAAGACCCGTACCGATTGACACAGGTCAAACGTCAATCGTTAGCGGTGAGAGCAGAGGAGGAAAATCCTCACTAGCATTATGGCTAGCCTACGCGTTATACGGGGACTGGGACGTCGCTATTGCCCACATCATCATTGACCCCTTACAACTCGACGACTTAATTGAGGCGATGAAAACGTATGGAATAAACAAAATCCCGATGATAATTATAGACGATGCCGGAATAGGATTTGGCAAGCAGGTGGGGAAAATGGACAGACTGAGACTAGAAAAGATACACAAATACGCACAAACCTGGGCAATTAAATTCGGCAACGTGTTGATGACTATACCGTCGGAGACGAGACTATCCGGTGTGTTAATGAAAGCCATGCCGTCGTCGTACGCCATTACGATAAAACCGTTAACAATGACGACGTCTGAGGCACATGTATACAAGAACGTTGTGAACATTACCGGGAAGCTATTGAAGGTTAAATATTCGCTGAGAGATTACAACAATATTCCCGTCGGGCTTATGGTGAAGAACGAGCTAAAAAAGTACGCTCATGTGGTGTACACTCCAAGACTTTTGCCGGAGGACGCTTACGCCAAATATAAGCAACTCAGGGAAGACTACTTGTATATTATCGCGAAAATGTGAAACTTTTTCCTAACTCAACCTACTTATGTTCAAAGGAGAGTGGGAAGCCTTGCCCTTTAGAGCGGGGTAGCTCACCCTGTCTTGTGCTGGATAAAAGCACCTGTTTTCTTTAAATATTTCCTTGTCAAAATTCCATTTAGATAAGAATGGACACAAATGATTATTTCCTAAAAATAAGTGAGTACTGCAATTTTAATATAGACTGTATCGATAAGACGTTGTCAGATAAAAAGAAACTAGGGAAAATCTTAGGCATAGAAAATAAGAAGGAGTTAGACAACATAAGGTTTTTCATAAGCACCAATTTCGATAAATATGTTTACAGAAATTATAAAAAATTCCCGAAGGACGAAATAGCAAAGTTTATAATATCTAATATGTGCGGTTATGATTTCAAATGCATGCTAGAGATACTGAAAGAAAATAACTTACAGGACATGCTAGATTATATGCTAGATTATTGGGCTAAGACCTACGATATTGAACCCATAGTTAATGAATTTATCACTGTTTCTTTAGATGATCCCTTGGAAGATTTAGATCATAGTGAATATACATTGCCAACTATCGCATGGCTCGAGTTTATTGATAGACCAGAAGCAAAGCTTCTTTTTGCAATGTATGATGATTATGTTCCACTTGGAATATTTGATCGTATGGAGGGAAAATATCATTATAATTATAAGGAAGTGTTCGGTGAAGAACCGGAAGATATAGAGAATAAAATAAGGGAATTAGTAGACAAAATTGAGTCAAGAACAGAAGACCGTCTCAGAGAAATTGCAAAGAGTATTTATGATGAAACTCTTGAGCTAATAAATAACAATCCGGCATACAAAATTGTAGATTATATAGAGTGTTATAGTTATCTGTGCTACCTGTTGGATTTGGATAAAATTCCAATAGTTCATATCGACGAGAACAGAAAAAATCAACTTCTTAATACTTAACTTTCTGGGGGTTAAGGGGGCGGAAGTNCCTACCGTCCGTAAGGTGGGGGATGGATAGCCCCCTTATAGAAACCTTTTATAGTTATCAAAAAATAGATATAACTATGCGGTACAGATTGGACAGAGGATCGCATTCAGTTTACGCTCTTTATTACCACTATGTCCAAGTGGTGAAGTACCGCAGGAAGGTGTTCGATAATGAAGAGATTATAAACTTCTTGAAGGAACAAATTCAAGAAATAAGCGAAACGTTCGAGGTTGAGGTCATAGACATAGGGGTAGATAAAGATCACTTCCACATGTTATTCAAGGCGAAACCGACCCTGAATATACCCAGATACATAAACGCGATCAAGACGATCACGTCTAGGGAAATACAGAGAAAATTTCCTCAAGTAAAGGAAAAACTATGGAAAGGACACTTCTGGTCACCTTCCTACTTCCTAGCAACAAGTGGACAAGTAACACTAGAGGTGCTGAAAAAATATGTGGAGAGCCAAGGGAAAGAGTAACAAGATCCAGTTATCATTCAAGTACAGGATTTACCCAACTAGGGAAGTAGAGGAAAAACTCCTCAGAGTGATGCAGGTTGAGGCTAAAGTGTACAATGCGTTGCTAGACGCAGTGAATAACGCAAGGAAAGAAGGGAAAAGGATAACACCTAAGGACACCCAAGACATGTTGAAAGACTTGAAGATAGAAGGGAAGGAACTAGTTTACTCCAAGGTTCTTCAAATGGTGAATAATCAANTGTGGTACAACATTAACTCTCTTCACGAACTGAAGAAGAGAGGGAAGAAAGTGGGGAAATTGAGGTACAAGAAGATCATGAAGATCATAAACTACAATCAATCNGGTTTCAAGGTAGTTGGAGATAANCTNATNCTCTCAAAGATAGGGGAGATGAAAGTACTCTTCCACAGACCGTTAGAAGGCGAGGTAAAAGGGGTAATAATAAAGAAGAGTGCTAAAGGATGGTATGCTATCTTCCAGGNTGAGGTNGAAAAGANACCTCTNGAAAAAACTGGGAAAGTNGTTGGNATAGACTTAGGAGTGGAGAAACTGGTAACTACTTCTGANGGCGTAGTGATAGAAAATCCTAAGGTCTTTGATAAGGTAGAGAGGAGGATAAAGATTTTACAAAAATCATTATCAAGGAAAAAGAAGGGATCTAGAAACTACGAGAAGGTTAGAGAAAAACTAGCCAAGATACANGAGTATGTGAAGAATCTCATGAANGATTATATTCACAAGGTAACTTCGTGGCTCGTAGAACAGTATGATGAGATATACGTGGAAGATCTCGATGTGAAGGAGATGGTTGAGGACAGTGANAGNAAANNTTTGANAAAGCATATTCTCCACTCTAACTTCTCCAAGTTCATNAGCNACCTCTCCTACAAGGCTGAAAGAGCTGGTAGGAGGGTGGTGAAGGTAGATCCGAGGAATACTTCAAAAAACATGTGCTAGATGCGGATACGTTAAAGAAGGATTTAACGTTGGTTGACCGTGTGTTTGTATGCCCAAAGTGCGGTTGGGTCACTGATCGCGACTATAATGCTTCTCTAAATATTCTTCGTGCGGGGTCGGGACTGCCCTTAGAGCCTGTGGACAGGAAACCTCTGCTATACATCCCCTTCTCAGAGGGGGTGTATAGTAAGTTTCCTGGAAGAAGCAGGAAATCCCCATCGCGAGGTGGGGATGCCCCGTCCGTGAGGGCGGGGTAGTTCACTACTTAACCCTATTTTTTATACTATCTCCTTTAGTGTTTACCCCTGGCGTAACTCTCCTTGCATTCGGTGAACCGAATCTTCCTCTTTTTAAAATAATCTGATAAGAACATTAATCATGGGGAAAAAGATCGTCTCATTTAGACTAGAACGAAGTGCAGTTGAAGCTATTGAGTTTAAGACTAAGAATAAATCTACGTTCATGAGAGACGCTATAAACTACCTCCTCCAGGAAGGTATAACAAAGGATGATATCCTAAAAATAGCCTCATCAATCCCGGTAGACGAGAAGAAACAGGTAAGTGTAAAAATTGATGAAGAGACGTTAGGCAAACTAAAACGGATTGCGGAAGAAAACGGTATACAGGTAAGTGAGCTAGTAAGAATATCAATATGGAAACTCCTCATGAAAGAAGGGCTTGTTAGCTCCATACAACCCCAATAAACTTTTTTCACTGTTTAAACATATGTTTAAGTGATGCGAATTGAACCCGTTTGCAGTATTCTTCACCGCAGTCCTGATTATAATACCGTTTCTACTGTTTATCATAGTTCTGGCAAACGACTTTACTGGGATATTTTACGGCATAGACGGCAGTTCGTTCACTCCAGTTGCAAATACTGTAAACTATATGTTGTGGGCATTCGTTATTCTAGCAATAGCTTTAGTTGCAGTAATGATTATCTATAGGAAATACACCTAAGCCTTTCACGATCAACAGAATGCTTAACAGAACCCT